GGCTGCACCGGGCTGACGACGCTGGACCTGCCCGCCGCCACCTGGGTCTATGCGAGCGGCTGCACCGGGCTGACGACGCTGGACCTGCCCGCCGCCACCGAGGTCGATGCGAGCGGCTGCACCGGGCTTCCCGGCTTCATCCACGGCGGCATCGACAGCCGTAGGTACAGTTTCGACAGCTTTCTAATGCGCGGGCAGCGTCGCGTTTTCGCCGGCTGCCGGAACTATAATCTAGCCGAAGCCCTGGAGCACTGGGGTCCTGGCGGCGCGAGCGACCGGCCTGACTGCCTGCGAATCGTCGAGAAGATCATTGCGCTCGCGGCGAACATGGCGCGGGCTGGCGGGGAGGCGGTCGATGGGTAAGCTGTCAGCCTGGGAAGTGCGCCGCGCCATCGAGCAACTCGCCGACGTGCATGCCTTCCTGTATTCGCTGCGCGGGTCGGCGCACCTTGATCCAGGCAGGCTTGGCGTTGCGCTGGCCTTCGTGAAAATGCCGCGCGACATGCTGCTGCGTGCGTCCGTGGTGGACGTGGAAATCGAGCCGCAGCCTACACCGGAGACAGTCACATGAATGACGATCTCGCCATCCCCGAGCGGCCGCCGCCGGCATACGATCCCACATTCGCCGCCTCATACCCCAGGCAGGCCAAGCCCATCCCTCACCCCGAGCGCATCCAAGGCCCAGCGCGGACCAGCGATCCGGGGGTGCGGGGCATCATCATCGGCCTCGCGATCTTCACCACCGCAGTCTGGATTGTCGGCGCGGCGCTGCTGGCGACGGTCGCGTGGGTAGGATTGCCGAAGCTGCTGCATTGGTTGGGAGGGTTGCCGTGAGCGACCATGAACAGGAAGCGCCGCATGGCCGAGCATCGAAAGGGAGCTGACGGCTGCGGGGGATGGCGTGGGTGACAAACATTAGTTCTGTGATCTGCGCACATCCAGCTTGCGCCCTGCTCGCCGTGATTCTGCGCGGTAGGGCGGGGGGAGGGGAGAATGGCTGACTGGACCCCGCCAAATGCGATGGTGGAGAGGGTGGCGCGGGCGATCTGCCGAGCGCATTTTTTGCGGCGCGGTTGCCTGCCTGAGGACACGCCACAGACAGTCGATGATCTTTGGCCGGTGTTTCGTGAGGCCGCGATTGACGCCCTCGCCGCGATCCCGCTCGCGGAGGCGATGCAAGCTCTCGGTTGGCTGTTGGAGCTTGTCGAGGAAGGCTACGACGAAGAAGAGCCGTCCATTGTCAATGCCCGCGCGCTGATGGCGCGGATGGGGGAGAAGGAAGATGGCGACTGAAATCAAAGCCGACGAAGCAATCCTTTGGCTTCGAAGCTATCATGCGGAGACCGTGTGCCTAGCGCTTGAGGGGTTCGGTCTTTGGCGCGACTTTGCCGAATGTTGCTCAAACATCGCCGGTGAAGACGGCTGGTCCAAGGCGCCGCAGGCCGTCAGAGATTCGCATCAACGCCTTGCTACGCGCATCGCTGAAATCCGCAAGTTGCTAGAAGACAGAAATTGATGCCTGACCCCGCGACGATCCTGATGGTGGTGGTGCTGGGCATCCCGCGCGCCGGCGACATCGACTCGTATCGGGTCGACGAACGCACTGCGGCGCAGTGCGAGCAGCGCCGGGCGGCTGCCAAGCGGGACATGCGCGCGACACACACGCGGGGCTGGGCGACGTGTGAGGCGCCGGATGCGATGGTGCCAGTGCCACCGATGGAAAGGACGAGGCGATGAAGCCAGAATACCGCCCGGTCAGCATCGACCAGAAACTCGGCTATCTTGTGGAGGAGTGCGGCGAAGTATTGCAAGCAGTGGGTAAGACTCAGCGCTGGGGACTCGAAAGTTTCAACCCCGAGCCGGGCGCCAGCCGAGAGACAAATCGCGAGTGGATTTTGCGCGAGTTGACCGATCTGGAGCAGGCGATCGAGTTCGTGCGCTGGGCGTTGGATGGTTCGATGGATGAAGCTGCGCCCACCCTCTCCCCGCCAGCCAAGCCGCAACCGCCGCGATGAAAAGCAACCGAGCGTCCACCAGCGACTTCATCCTTGCCGCGCGCTGCCCGTCCGCGATCAAGCCGCAGACCTTCGGGACATGGCAGATACAGCGGCTTCCGGATCGGCGCCGCTGGCCGATCTCGCGCGAAACAATCCAGGCCAAGTTCGGATTCCCCACCGTCACTCGCCTCTGCAAATTCAGCGAGGCGACTATCCATCAGGAGGTCGGCGACACCGTGATGGAGGACGGGTTGGTCGAACTGCGCCGCCACCTCCCGATCTGGCGCCATGCGAGCGGGCGCGTGCTCATCACTGGCCTCGGCCTCGGCTGCGTAGTGCGCGGGTTGCTGCTCAAGCCCGAAGTTGAACAGATCGACGTGGTCGAGATCGATGTCCAGATCATCGGAATCGTCGGCAGCACAATTACCGACCCGCGCGTGCGGGTCCACCGCGGCGACGCGCTGACGCTCCCGTGGGGCAAAGATGATCGCTGGGACTATGCTTGGCATGACATCTTCTGTTCCAAGCATCTGAGCTTGGTGCAGCATCATTCAAAGCTGGTCGTGCGGTATTGGGATCAGTGCCAGGTGCAGGGCTTCTGGGGCGCGGGTGCTCGGTTCATGCGGGACCGTGCGCCGAAGGGACGGATGATCGCCGCCTAACCACGAAACGCTAACACCGCCGCCACCACGACAGCAATGACCCCCAGGACCAGCGCCGCCCCACCCCACCACGGCGTCCCCTGCGGCGCGTCGTCAGGCTCGACCTGCGCCATATCCGACTGCACGGCCAGGAAGTCGCCCGCGTCTTGATCGGGGTGGCGTGGGGAGAGGCCGAAGTGACGGGTCATGCTGCCAAGGCCCGGAGCATCGACCGGCAATGGCCGCACGTCACGAAACGATCTGTGAGCGTCCAGGTCTGCGTCTTCATGTTAATTGCTCTCGGCGGCTCAAAACACAGCGCCGATACGTCACCGTTCTCATTAATCTTCGCAGCCTTGTGGACCTTGCGGCGTTTCGGTGCTGGTCCAGGAATCCCGCCGTCGCTCACGCCGCACCGCCCGGCAGCAACGCTGTGGCTCGGAAGTTTGCTGCGGTCATCCAACATTCTCCTCGAACAGGTCGGCGGTGCGTGGGGCGGGTGGGGCGGGGCGGTGGAGGGCACCAGCGCGGAGCATCAGTCCGCAGCTTACATAAATAGGTCAGGCGCATTGTCCTCTGCCGCCGCGAGATTGCGACATGCCACCTGCCAGTATGCTTCTTTCAGTTCGACACCGACAAACTTGCGCCGCTGTTTTAAGGCGACGAAGCCTTCTGAGCCGATGCCCATGAACGGTGATAGGACGATATCGCCGGGGTTGGACCAGAGCAGGGTTGCACGTTCGATCAGGTCCAGCTGTAGGGGACAAAGGTGGCGCTCATCCTTGTCCTCGCGTGCCACCGCGACATTGAGCGTGTTCGTTTGCCGGATATCCATCCACACCGGCGATGCCCATTGCTGCCACCGTTCGACGGGAAATTTGGCGCTGTCTTGGCCGACTGGTTCGGTATTCTCGCCGGGCGCACGGAACACCAGAAGATAGTCGGGCATTCCGGTGCGCGAGCGGGTGCTGTCCTTCTGCAACTGCTTGTAGAGCAGACCCAGCGCCTTCGTGCGCGTCATCTCGACAACAGGGTCCTTCCAGATCGTCACGCGCGAGTGCAGGACCCAGCCGGCCGCTTGGTGCGCGCGGATGATATCACCAGACAAGTCCTTGATGCCGATCAGACCGTCTTTCCATTTCTGTAAGGGTAGGTCCGAGCAATGGACGGCGGATAACCGCCCCGGCTTCGTAACGCGCGCGAGTTGCGTCAGCAGGAATCCATAATGGCGGATGAACTCGCCGTCGTCCGTGCTGTTGCCCATATCCGCTTCGGAGTCGGAGTAGCAGAACAGGTTGGAGAATGGCGGCGAGTAGACAGAGAAGCCCACCGACCTGTCCGGCAGCTACCGCACCAGATCAACACAATCTGCGTGGTAGGCCGCGAAATTCTCTCCATGCAGTTCGTTCAGGCAGCGCACAGCCATGTCGGCAACCTTCCTTCATGTTTTGGGTTGTAGGCAACGCGGGTCCGATGCTCGGTCCCGAAGTTCCGCCGCGTCGCCGCGCGCATGGCGGCTTTCATCTCGGCATGCCCTTCCGCCTTGCGGTCTATTACGCGCCCAATCTGGTCTTCGCCTTCCGCCACGATAATATGCACGTTGACGGGCCGCAGCTGGCCGAAGCGCCAGCATCGGCGCACGGCCTGATACCAGGATTCGTAAGAGAAGGACCGACCGACGAACAGCATATTTGCGCAGTGTTGCATGTTGAGACCATAGCCGCAGATGGACGACTTCGTGACCAGCGGCGACGCCTCGCCGTTGAGAAACGCCAGGATTGCGGCCTCTTTCTTTTCGGCAGGCATTGAACCGCGGACCTCGACAGCGTGCGGGATGGCGCGGCGGATCGCATCGGCTTCATGGTCAATGTCAACCCAGATCAGCCAAGGTTCCGTGCTCTCGCCCACGATATGCTGCGCTGCTTCGGCTCGCGCCTTGGTAGTCTGACGCTTCAAGTCGTGGATCGCCGTCGCGCTCACATCGAAGCCAAACAGCCCATCGGTCGGGATAATGGATGACGACGCGCGGTGTCGAACCACATTCATCGGCGGCAAGACGAACCGCGAGCCGTCGAACCCCATATCTTCCGGGCTTTCCGCCATCACGGCCCATGAGGCGCACCAGTCCCAAAACGACTCGACGGCGTGACCTTTGAGGCGCCATACGCCGGTGTCATTGCTGTCGTTGATGAACCACCGCACTAGCATTTCAGCCTGCGACATGACGCCAAGGAATTCGGCATGTGTGCCAAGCTCGATATGATCGTTCGGCGCTGGCGTCGCGGTAGCGGCGAGACGGAAGGGCGTATCGGCAAAGGCATTGATCAGTGCGCGGGTCGTTTTCCCCATAAAACTTTTGAGGATACTCGACTCGTCCAACACCACGCATCCGAACACTGATGGGTCCAATTTATCGAGCCGATCATAGTTGCAGATGTTGATGCCGCACTCGACTTCGGAAGCATCCCGCACCACGCGCGCCGAATAGCCGAACCGCTTGGCCTCGCGCTCAATCTGTCGCGCCACGGCGAGAGGCGTCAGGATCAGCGATTTGCCGTTCGTATGGTCGCCGGCCTGATAGGCAAACTCCAATTCGCAGATCGTCTTGCCAAGGCCGGTATCGAGAAACAATGCCGCGCGCCCGCGACGTAGGCAGAACTCAGTCGCAGCCTTCTGAAAGTCGAATAGTGCCGAGTTGCACGCCCACGGCTCCATGCCACAGGACGCTGCGGTTGGCGCCTTGCTTGCGAGAAAGGCGGTGTATTCATCCATTGTGTCATTCCCGTGACGCAGCGTCGCCGCCCCAATCCGTTCAACGCGCATACCGCCTCCTACGTCGCCCGAGCGCGCGGCGATCGAGGACGCGGGTCATGCCGGACCCGAACCGACAGGTGCGCTCTCGTCCATCGGCATTCCAGCCGGTCATCCCAGCCGTTCTTAGCCAAGAAAGCCATACATCCAAAGCAAGATGAAATATGAGCCACCTACAGCCGCTACCATAGCACCGAATGCTATAAGCCACAGCGTTCCAGATTGGCAGACATAAGCACGATGAGCGAGCCAGAACCAGCAACCCATAAGCAAGGCAAACCACCCAAGCGCCACGATCTCCTCCACGATCTCCTCCACGATCTCGGCCGCGATCTTGGCTGCCCCGCGAGGATTCGAACCTCGGTTGCCGCAGTCAAAGTGCATGGTCCTACCGCTAGACGACGGGGCATTGCGCACGTCACTTCCCCGCTCCACACGCCGCCGGCTTCTTCAGCGCCATCCAGTCCGCCAGCCCGGTGATCCCAAGCTGCTCGGTCGTGCCAACCGTGCCCGCCACAGCGCCGATCATGGTCACGGTGGGGACGACGGCGGGGCCGCAGGAGGTCAGGGCGAGGAGGAGGATCACGCTGCGCATGGCCGGAACGTCGCCCCGATGTGCCGGGCCAGCGGGTAAGGGATTTTGGCGATCATGGCGCTGGCGGCTTTGCGGGTGGGAGACTTGCTGCTTGTCGTGACGCTGATCGACTCTGGATCGTGCCACCACGTGCCGCCCTGCTTCAGATGGTCGGGCACCATTCGGTTGCAGGATATCAACGTGCCATTAGGGCGCCACCCTTTTCCGTCATGCTTAACACCATCTGGCAGAAGATAATGGAACGCCGCCGCCTCCTCTGGCGTGCTGGCAACGCGCTCGCTCCAATTTCTCGGAGCGCAGGAAGCCTGAGATTTCATCCGCTTGCCGCGCGCCAGAGGCATCAACGCCGGCACATCCCCCCAAAGATGATACGACCCAAACGCCCACCGCGACCGCCCTACCCAAGGCTGCGCGCCACGCACGTTCTCCACGATCAACGGCACCCGATGCCCCGCTGCGACCGAAGCCTGAGCCTGTATCCGAAAGCACGCATCGAACAGCGCCGTCAGGTCCGTCAGCATCTTGCCGGACGTATCAGCACGGATCGCAGCCGCCTTCGCCTTCGCGCGCGTCCATGGCATCGCCATGTAGGAAAATTCCTGGCACGGTGGCGACGCCACGATCAGCGCAGCGTCCTTGAACTGCGCGCCGTGCAGCGTCAGCACGTCCTAGATCACCAGCGTCGCGGGGTAGCGATGCTCGCCATAGACGTGCCGCTCGATGTCGAAACCTACAACTCGGTATCCCTCCGCCAACAGTCCTTCCGCCCACCCTCCCAAGCCGCAGTAGAGGTCGATGGCGAGCGGGCGCCCCACCGCTACCCCTTCGGCGCCCGCACCGCCGCCACCGTCGAGGCCGGCGCAGCGATGACGGGCGTCCCGGTGTTCAGCGCCGACGCGATCAGCGTCAGGCTGTTGGCATCCACCGCCGCGCAGGCCGGGCTGCTCACCAGCACGTCGGCGGCGGTCAGGGCCTTCGTGGCGTTGGAGCCGGTGGTGATCGAGGCCGCGACCGCGTTGTAGCACGGGAGCGCGGAGGCGGCGATGCTGAGCGCGGCCTGCTGCTGGGCGGTGGTGCAGGCGGCGAGGGCCAGCGCGAGGGCTGGGGCGGCGGCGAGGATGGTGCGGCGGGTGAGCATGTGCGGGTCTCCTTGGGTCAGAGGCAAACTAGGGGTAGGCGGTAGCAAGCTCGGCGTTAGTGATGTTCTCGTCGCACCACTGACACCATTGCATGTGAACGGCGATCGGGACGCCATAGACCGGCACACGAACCAAGCCAAAAGCGTCCCGCCAAACGATTTCTTCGCCGGCCGGTTCGATCAGGCCCTTATCCAACAATACCCGGAGTGTGTCGGCGCCAGCGAAGGCGTGCATACCGATCACAATTCGCTTGAACGCCGCGCGCTGAGCCTTGGTCAGTCCAGCGGTCGGGTTGCGTGTCGGCACATCATCCTCCATCAGCGCGGTCCCGCCGCGCTCGGTCAGGCGGCAAGTTCAATGCACGACTCGCATCAGAAGATCGCGCACATCTCGGAGCGCGACCAGATAGCCGTCCGGCCTTCATCCCCAAGGCGCCGGACCGGTTGCCGGGAATGGCGAGCGGGTGCATCACGGCCCCGCTGGCGTGGGGCCTGGTGCCGACTTCGGCAGGATCGACGTGATCGGCCCCGATGCCACCCAGCGCGCGGCCAACATCAGCGCCACGGCTACCAACCCAGCAATCTCGTTGGTGGTCGCCGTATCCCAGCCAAGGCCGAATTTCCCCACCGCCCATGTCACCGCATAGGATGCGATCGGTGCCCAAACCGTTTTGCTGCCGAGCGCCGACTGACCGGCGAGATACTGCGACAGGCCAGGGTCCAGCGTGGCAATCGCCTTCACCGCCTCGGGCACATCCTTGGCGCCATTGACGGCGGCGGTTTGCAGGTTGGCAACCAGGGTGGTGACGGTAGTCGCGCTGGCGATCGCGGCGTTGGTGGTGGCGGGGGCCATGGTGGTGCTCATGGGCGGGGTCCTTCGATCAGTTCAACGGTATCGACTCAGCAGTCGCGGGCGCCGCTCGGTCTATCTGGCCACGCTCGACAAGGGCGTTGTGGAACGTGACGAGACGCTCCGTGATCATGGCCTGGATTTCGTCCTCAGTGGCGCCCGTCGCCTCCAGCCGCGCCGCGATCCGCTCCAGCGCGGCGGGGATGCGGGCGGCGGCCGTGGGGGTGCGGCGGGTCATGCGGGCGTGTCCTTCGGCCAGTAATACTCTACATGCCGGATGACATCTTCGCACAGCCTACCGGTCCGCTGCCTCATCAACCAATTGTCGCGGCCAGGAAGATAGCAGCTATCGAACTGGTCGAACGCCTCACGGATGGCGTGCTCGACCGGCGACGTGACGCTGGAAACGAGCAGGCCACCGTTAACGCCGCCGTAGCGCGGCCCGAGTTCGACCACAGGCACAATGGGCAGATGTTCCGCGTCGGGCTGCGCCTCGCTCACTTCCTCCTCCCCGCCGCCTCGCGCGCCGCCAACACCCGCTCGGCATTCCGCAGCCCCGCGTCACGCAGCCAAGTGCTCGGCTTCGCGTTCGCCAGAGCGGCGGCAAGCCGGATCGTCTTGCGCTCGGTCGGCGTCAGGCGGGTGACCATCGTCACGGTGCGGACCTCTTTCGGCATGGGGGCGTATTACATTATTGACGGGCGGGACGCAAGGGGGTATGGAGGGGGCGTTGCTGCAAGGCGGCCGACCAGCGTATCCTTCCGGGTCGTTAAACCAAGATGGAGTGGAGACCGGGAAACCGGCTCGCGTGCCCGACACATGGGCGGAACTGCGCCGCGTTGTGTGACTGCCGGGGAGAGCACCGGAAACCGCCCGCGATTTCGGCATTGTCGCGGATTCGGTCAGTTCGCTGGGTTCTTACCCGGTGAGCGTGGGTTGCCGAGCCTGCCAGGCCATCGTGCCGCAAGCGCCGCTCAGGAAACTGGGCGGCGCTTCGCGTTGGGTAGGAGGACTGGATGGCCGATACCCCGAAGCCCAGCAACGTCGTCAAGCTCGCACCCTATGCAACCGATCACGACTTTCTGCGTGCGGTCGAGGGCTACGGCCGGTGCCTAAACCCGGAACAGGAAGCGCGCCTGTCGCGTGAGCATCTTGAGCGGCTTCTGCGCATTGCGCGGCGCGCCTGTCCGAAATGAGCCATCGCACCTTTGATGATCCGAACAGCATCGAGGCGCGGCAAGCGTTGCTGGACAACCGATGCGAGCACGGGCCAAAACGGCACCGGACGCGGCGCCGGTCCAAGAAACGGGCGAAGCTGAAACGCCAGCAAATGGCGCACAAGATCGTCGTCACCGCAGCTTCGCAACGCCGCTGGCACGCTGCTGTCGTGGCGTACTGGAGTGGCGCCCGCGAGGAACATCCGTGATGTCCATGCGCCTTCGCGGAGGAAACGTCCAAGAACGGAAAGCAGGCCATGGGCGTCGTCATCATCGCCCGCAAAGCCACAACTAGGAGCACCAAGCTATGACCGATTTTGTCCAGCCAACCCAGGGAGAATGGTACCACGCGGCTGCCCGCAGCGCGAAAGCGGGCAGCCCGATGACGACCAGGGCGGTTCAACAGAAAATTGCACGCCTCGCGACGGGCGGCATGCCTCGGGTCCTGGACCTGTTCTCAGGCTGCGGCGGCCTGTCCCTCGGCTTCAAAGCCGCCGGATTCGAAATACGGGCCGCCATCGAATTCGACCCCGAGGCCGCGCGCTCGCATGGCCGAGCGGTAGCCAATGCCGCTTGCGGAACAGGAACTTGTCGGAGGCGCGGATGGTGAAGGTCACGTCCCGCATGCCTGGCACACTGCGACCGGCCCCTCATAGGCCGCCAGCATCGCGATCACCAACACGACGGCGGTCACGGCGAAGATCGCTGCCACCAGGACCCGCGCCGGCGTCAGGATTGGGCGCTGCGGCAACGGCTCGGGCGGGGTGCAGTCGAAGGGCATCAGGGTGCCGACTTCTGCTTCGAGTCGTGCGTCGAGAGCGCCGCAGCATCGACCGCATCACGCCGATCGCGTTCGACCAGTGTCGCGGTCGCCGATGCTGCTTGGATGGATGCCGCGGTAGACCTCTCGATCAGCGCAATCATTTTTGACAGGTTGCCATCGAAGGTGAATGACATGCTTTCGACCTTCCTTGCGACGTGCGCCATTTTCCAGAGTGCGATTCCTGCGGTGATGGCAGCGAGCAACCCGGCCACTGCACCAAAAGTGGACGTTAGGAACGTTAGGAAGGAACCGCCTGGCATGGCTTGTTATCGATCCCAAAATCCAGGCTCGGCCGGCGGCAGCGGAGGCTCGGGCAATGGCTGCACCTGCTGGGTGCGCGCCGGCGGATGAGCCTGCTGCGGTGTTGTCCAGGACGGCACCGTGCAGCAGCCCCCGAGCGCGAGGAGCAGCGCGGAGGCCGCCACGCTACGGCACGTCGAAGCCGATCGGCACGCTCTTCCGTTCGCTAGTGCGTGTCCAGAGCCACAGGAACGGGCACGTCTCGGTGACATGATACTCATACGTCCAGCGTCCCGAGGCCAGCCCGGCGGGAAGGTCCCATTGCAGGGCGAAGTTGCCCGCATCTTGCGGCACCAATCCGGCCCCCGTCAACGGCAGGCCACGCCTGGCGCTGGCGCTTGTCAGGATCGCCTGCGTCGTCTTCGGGCAATCTGGCATTCCGGAGACGCGATGAAACTGCACGGTCAGCACGCGGGCGCCATTCACGACAGCAACCGAGGCGCCGGTTGCGGAACTGACCACGCCGACCGCCCCCTGATATTGCCCGCTCACGAACACGGCCAGCAGCACGGCAGCTACCCCGCACGCCCACGCGCCGAGCAGCGAGCGCCAACGGCAGCATCTCAGCGGCCGGCACCGCCATGGCCACTGAAAAGCCCCCGTAGGAATGATCCTATCCACGGTAGGCTGGCCATGAGTGAACCGATGCACGCAGATAGCAGCAGCCATGCTCCGCGTCCTCGCCGTTCTGCCCAGACCTCGGATCGTTCGGCCGCCTCCCTGGCATCGCGCTGGCGTTCCGACCACGCTGCCATGGCCTGCCGGTCGGTGGTGTCGATGCCGGCGTGCTCCAGTGCCCAGCGGACCGGATTGACTTCAAACGCTGCAATAACGCTGGTTTGATGATCTGCGGCATGGCGTGCTTCCACGCGATCTTCCCAGCTTTCCCCCCCGGGCTTATCACTGTCTGCCATGCTCGGATATGAAGTAGGTCACACCATCGGCTCTTTTCCGTCGCCCCACTACTCCCACACGCCAAGCACCGCTGCGCTTTCCGCCGCACTCGTCGCCACCAGCCCATAGGTGCCTGGATTCACCCCCGCCTCCGCAAGCTGCGTCGGCGAGACCATAGCCCGGATGGCGATGTAGAAATGCGTCGGATCGGTCCCGCCAGCACCACCAGGTTCGCCACACCATGCCGCCGTGCTGGTGCCGTCCGCGTTCGTCACCGCCGGGTTGCCAGCAGCGTCGCGCGCCGTGCCAAGCATGTTTGTGGGCACCTGACCAGCGCCAAGCAACCCAACGGCTCGCAGCGCGGCGAAACCACCCAACGCCAGAGCAAGGCCGGATTGCGGAAAGGAGTAGGTATAATCATAGAAACCCGCAGTGGCCTGGCTCATGGCGCTGCCCTCTGGAGCTGACCCGATGGCATTGCTTGGCGATAGACGACAAGGCTTTGGATAAAACCGCTGAGACCGCCTCCGCCGGGCACGTGACCGAAGATGAGCCTCGTCAGGCCTCCCGGCATCCCGGCTGTTGAACCCGAAATCGGCGTCCCACCATTGAGCACCACACTGGGGGAGGTGCTTCTTCCGAAGGAAATGCCGGCCGTAAACGCTGTGCCGGCAGAGACAGAACCACCAGATTCGCTATTCATGATTATTGTGCCGCCAACCTCGACATAGCCGTTGACATCCGAGTGGCCGCTTGCGTGGAAAATCGTGATCCAGTTGTTGTTGGTCGTATCATCGATTGACACGGTTCCCATATTTACTGTTGCGGAGATGAAAGGCCACATCACGGTGACGACCATTGTTCCGGCATTTGGGTTGAGCCAGCCCCCAGCAGTGATAGTGGCACTCTCCGCAGCCCGCGTTGCCGCACTGCCGGTCGTCGGTATGTAGGAGGTCGGAAAGGCCAGCGGCTCAAGCTGGTATCGCGTCAGCGTCCCGGTTTTGGTCACGACGACCGTGCCGCCCGTCGTGATGGTGAAGATATTAGGCGACCCAGCCGTTGCGGTGCCGGTCCCGGTGCCCAGGGCGGTCCCTAGCGTGACGGCAGCGGAGCCGCTGCCAATGACCCAGAGGGTGAAAGAGCCGGTGCCTAGAGTGATAATCTGTGTCGCCGTCGGCGTGTCGCTGTTCAGCAGATAGTTTTCGCTCGACTGCAACTCCCGCAGAAATCCCTGCGGCATCAGGCGAGGAACATTCGTCGGATAATTCGTGTAGCTCGACCCCGCAGCATCGGTGTAAAGCCCGCTTGTCGCGCCTGACGCCCGCGTGAACGTGATGGTCGGGCACCTCGGCCCGACGCTGATCGAGCCTGGAATCTGATTGGATTGCGCGCCGGCAAGGAAGTTGCAGGACAGCGATGGACCTGAATTCGGACTGACCGGCCAGAACTCAAGCGGCGAACTGGCCGACGCCGAGGCAAGCCCGGCTCCCGCGGCTATCGTTGCGGCGACGCACACCGAGAGAAGCCAGCGCCTCATCACTTGAAATCTTCGCCCTGAAAGTTGCCAGCGACGATACTGCCGCCCGTTACGGCCGTGGCCGAGTTGACGAGACCGAGCGTCCAGCCGCTCATGATCTCGTGCACAGGGTTCCCGCTGGAGTCGAACGGCGGCCCGGTAAGGAGATTGGTAAGCGGTGGCGTCGTTCCATTCGTTCCGGCACCCGCTGCCAGAGTGAGCGCGTTTATGATATTGGAGATCGTCCCATTCGTTTCGACGAGTTGGATAGTATGTGCCACCGAGTCGGTGCTTGTGACTGTCACCCCATTGCAGATAGAGTTGTTTGCAGCGCCGACGATCCCCGGCACGAAAGTGCCAAGGGTAGTGACTTGGTTATTGGCAGCGTGCACCACTTGCGGAAACACCGGCGCTGCCGAAAGCGAAGTCTGTGCACGCGCCTCGTGCGGGAACGCCACCGCCCCGGCGAGGCCGGCGCAAACCAGGATGACCCCGGAGTTGATGTTGAGCAGATCGTTGAGCAGATCGTCTAGGTCGTTCATGGCAGACTTCCTCCCATTGCCCCGTAGCCTCGGGACAGATACAGATTGATGTAGTTCAAGGAAGATGGAGGCGGGGGCACCTGCAACGCATAATTCCCCGCCGGCCCCCCGGAGTTCGAGAACGTCGCCGCCCCGTTCGCCGCCAAGCTGGTCAGCGTGGCCCCGGTCAAAGTCCCCCCGGACGGGGCCGCGACGGTGAGAGCGGTGATGATCTGGGTGGTGAAGACGGTGACGCTATGCCCATCCGCCAGAGCAGGCAGATTGACCGTCAGCGTCGCCAGCGTGCCGGCCGGAGTGAGGTAGATCAGCCCCGTGTTGACGGGGGCGGTGACGGTGCCACCGGAGGTCGGCGTGCTTGGATAACTTGCACCAAAGGATGTACCACGATCCAGCGATAGTTCCGCAGCAGCCGGCCGGCGCTCAAACGGTGTCGCAAGAGACACCACACCGGGAACCAGAATTGGTGTAGGGGAGATTTCGAGCTGCATCCCTTCAAAAATCACACCGTCTGTGGTTCCCGCCGTGCCAACGCCGTTGAAGCAGAACTGCACCGCCGCCCCAAGGGTAGAGACGGGCACGTTGAAACCCACCTGATACCGCGCATACGATCCTGGCGTGGCCTGGAGGGCCTGAGCGGGGATGCCGCCAAGATTCTGCTGCCCAGTCCATGTGCCGGCGATCAATGACGCAGGCGTCCCGGCGGCTGCGGTGGACATGGTGAGGATGGGCTGGACGCCCGTTCCGGAGAAGTTTGCTGCGGGCGCCGCATAGTATGAGAGAATAACCGGCTGCCCCTGCATCTGCACGGCGGCTTCCGGGGTCAAGATATAGGCCAGGCAGAGCGCGGTGGTATTGGTGTTCCCGGCGGTGCGGGCAAGCTGTTCTCCCGCAGAGAAACCAATCGGCAGACCAGACGTGATGCGCGTCAGATACGCGGACGACGCCGACGTGTAGGCGAACCATTGATCGGCATGGTACGTGGCGGTGGTGGTGATGCCGGTAACCGCGCTCGTGCCGAGCTGATACGGGTTCGTGCCGAAGTCTGACCCAACCAGCAGGTTGCGGAAGTTGGCTGGCGAGACATAGGACTGCGCTTGCGTTGACGGGGACGGCTGCGCCTCCGCGACGGCGGACAGCAGCGCCAGCAACGCCAGCGCAGGGAAGATGCGACGGATCATCTGGAGACTCCCTGTCACGGCGTTGCCCATTTCTGCTGTGCCATCAGGTAGTGCGCCAGCAACGCCGATGGCGGCTCCTTGTCCGTGTAGATCGCGGCCATCGCGACGCATCCGGTAGCTGGATGCGCGATGCTGCCCATGCCCATGACGTACGTCCCAGAGCTATTGCCCAGTCTGTTCGTTCCGGAGAACGCCGTCGTGACAGGTGGTTGATTGTTTAGGCCGAGAACAAGGTTTTGGTTGGTCGAGGCATCACCTTGCCAATAGACAAAATTGGCTTGGTTCGCTGCCATTACCGCCGAAGTCAGGTACGTCGTCGAGCCGACAAAGTCGCCCAGAGTCACATAGCGAGGGGCGTTCGAGTCGAATTCCCACCCGTAGTATTGTCCGAAGAAGTTGCCGAGCGCCGTAGGAGTCGTTGGCGGCATGACCACCAGCTCCATCGTGGCGTTTTGGTATAGCGCGACGGCGGAGCTTTGCGCCACCGTCGCCCCCATCAACTGATCTGTGTAGAGCGCCGTTGTGCCAAGAGCAAAAATCCCGCTTGCTGAATTTTGCGCGACTGGCTCGCTCGTTTGATAGGTGCCGGTGCTGCCGGCCTCGCCACTCAGTTGGGAATAGATGACCTGTGGCGCGTACTCGTTGGGTACCTTGGTGATACCTGGCACTGGGATACTACCGCTGGCTATGGCCGTTACGGTCAACACCCCCGTCGCCGCGAAGGAGCCGGTATATTGGGTAAGAGCCGTCGCGGTGAACTGGACGCACGGCTTGCTGTTCACGCCGGTAATGTTGAGCGTCGGTGGCACGCCTGGATTGCTGGATCGCATGCTCCAGTTGTGGCCGCTCTGATCGAACAGAACCGTGACGTTGCAGGTGGTGCCGAGGCAGTCAGCAGTCAGTGCGGTGACATCGGCCTCACAGCCCGAGGGCCAGATGTCAAAGCCGGCGCTGGTGTCCTGCCGCACGATGCGGAAAAGCGGGCCGCTGTAGTCGGCGTTCACGAGGCTCGTTGACCAAAGCGCCAGCAACGCCTTCTGGTTAAGCGCCGGAACCCCTGCATAGTTTGCCGGGGTAGCATGGCTCAGGGTTCCAAGCGGTGAGGCTGGCAACGGCGGCCCGTTGTTGACGCCGCAGCCAGATGGCCTGCGGGGAAAATGACTCTGTGCCAGTGAGTTAAGGACCGCGGAGTCTTCAGCAGTCGATGGGAAATAGCTCGTCTGCAAAACAGTCTGTATCCTGCCTCCATAATCGTTCGTGTCGCCTGTGTACCCGACGCCTATCGAGACAGGATACGGATAGCCAGTATTGACAGTGTTGCCCCCGATCGGGCCATTCCAAGTCGTGTAGGTATCACAGGGCTGAGTGAGCGTCGGTACGCAGGCCGATGTAAGCAGGGACGCGTTGAAGCTCACCGCCGGCTGGTTGTATTTCCAAACTCCTGCGATCTGCGCAAAGCCGGCCGGAAACGTCCCGATACCGGAGTAAGACGCTCCGCCTAGCTGATTGTCTACATCTCCGCCGAAAAGTATCGACTGCTGGTTGTTGGGATAAGGCTGCTCCAGTTCGATATACCAGTTGCCGCCCAACGGTATGTTTGGGATGATCGCGCCGTAGCGAAACTCCCCCACGCTCGCAGACGCTGCGCCGCTATCGCTGACCATATAGGTTGCGCGCGACCCTGTAGTCGGCAGCCCGACCGGCGCTAGGTTGTAGAGATACTGGCCAGCATAAGGGGCCGTGCCGGCAGAACCATCTTCATTGTTCCGTGTGATGATGATCTCGGGGAGACCGTTGGCTTTCCAACCGATCAACGGCCGATGGCCGGAGAATGGCGCCGTGCCGGCGTTGCTGGTCAGTGGGTTAAGCCCGAATTGGTCATACAGCGTCTGCACCCGGCAGTCGTAGCCGTCGCAGAACGCATGCAGGGCGTTGAGGTCCACCATCCCAGTCTGAGCGATGCTGCCGATCAACGCGGTCGCTCCTGCCGACGGCCCGCTGGTAAGTACGGCCTGAAATAGTGGACCGCTGTAGCTGCGCGTCACCCGCTCGACGACGGACCATGCGGAGAGGCAGCCCTGCGAGAGAAGATCGCAAGGTTCCGTGGGGATTGGAATCGGCGGCGGCGTCCGCGGCTGCGCCAGCGCGAGGCTTGGGAGCAGAAGCGCGAGGGCGATGAGGGCGCGCATCAAAATACGAACTCCACAGCGGTCGCCGTCCCAGTGCATGAGACAGTCGACGGCGTGGCAGCGGCTACGTTGTTCCAGTTGAACTGATATCCTCCGCCGTTTGCCTTGATCGTGGTGCCATTGGTGCTCGCGACCGTATTCTCCGCGCATGTGCAAGTGCCTCCTTGGACGCAGATCGCAACGTCCGAGCCGCCATTGTCTGTCACGATCAAGTTAGTCCAAGTTGTCGGCACCGCCCCATAGGTCACCTTCATCGTGTTGATCGCAACAGAGGATGTGACCGACAAGGAGCCGGCGCCGGTTTGCTGGAAGGGGACGGTGGGAACGCCGCTACCAGATGGTCCTGTCACCGGCAGCGGGGTCGTCGGCGAAACAGGCGTCGTTCCTTCCTTCGGCGTCGTGCCGTTCATGTAATATGGCACGTTCTGTGCGGCGGCGGCATTCGCCAGCAGCACCCCCGCCAGCAACGCAATGACACGGATCACTTCCGCCTCCGCACGATGTCGATCAGCAGGCAGAACACCGCAAACCCCGCCAGGCCGATCAGTTGCAGTTCGCTCGGGTCGGGCAGCACCCGCGCCACCAGCAGCCAGACCGCCACGACAAGCCCCGCCGTGAACCCGATGCTGCCGAGGCGGGCTATCTCCATCGCGGTGCGCTGCGACAACGCGCGCAGGCTCAGCAGCAGGATATTGGCGTTGGCGGCGGTGAACAGCGGCTGCTTGGGCGGCGTTTCCGGCGCGGGAGCGTCTTCCTCGCCGATCAGGGTGAACTGGCGCTTGGAACCGGACATTATGCGTGCCCTTCCTTCGACTTCAGGTTGTTGACCAGCTTGTCGAACGTCACGACGCCAGGGTCCTCGACGGGCTTGCCCTTGGCGATCTTCTTGTCGGCGAGGTGGTAATTCGCGACCGCCTTGAAGGTGTCGATCATGAAGTCCGGCGTGGCGCCCGGCTGGAGCGCGGCGGTCAGGAGTTTTTCGGCGAGTTTGGGGAGGTCGGATTTGACGGTCATTGGCCATATCTCTGCTGGTATTGATCCTGCCACCGCGTTGGCGTCGGGGGCGCGGCAGCGGGGTTGTCGTTCGCCGGCCCCACGAACGCCGAGCCGAGCGCGGCGCCCGCGACGCCGCCGCGCTGCATGTAGCGGTGGATCAGTGCCTTCGCCAACGCCTGTTCCTCGGGCGGCCCGCGTAGGGCGCCAGATATGAAACGGAACACCGTTGGGTTGGTATAGGCGTTGATGACGTGTTTTAGCACGACGCTCATCGGGATACGCACCAGCGGGGTCGGCACACCACGCAGCGCGTGCATGCCGGGGATCGGCGTGGAAGCAGGATGCGTCACCGCCGTGCTGGCAATAATCGACTTCCCCGCGTCGGTTCCCTCGCTCGCTGCCAGGATGTCGCGGACATTCTGTGCGAACAGGATGACATCGTCGGTCGAGCCGCCGAAGATCGCTTCCTGCTGCTGGCGTGTTAGTTTGCTCAGCCTGTCGGACAATCCCTTCAGACCGTACACATCCGGATGGGTCAGCACATCCTTGATGTAGGTTCGGGACAACAGCTTGAATTCCGGCGAGTCCACGCCGAACCGCTTGGATGCCGTTTCCAACAGTTGCGGATCGCGGACAATCCTCTGCGCGACGTTGGTCAGCATGGCATTCGGGTTGGTCAGCATCTGGCCGAGCGGGTCGGTCGAGTATTCCTCGGTGACGCCTTTCAGCGCCGCCTTCCGTTGCGCCGAAATGTTCTTCAGTTCGTCTTCCATCGCCTTGATCGGGTTATCCTTCGACAACTTCTCGATCCGCTGTGCCGCGTCATAGGCGTTCTGCATCGCCTGGGAGAACGTGTCGCCGCGCTTCGTCGCCATCGGCAGCGGCGCCTTGCCGCCGTCCGTCATCTCGGACACGTACTGCGCCTGCTTGCGGAATTTTGCGACGACTTCGGGCGGATAGTCCGCCAGCACACCAAGCCGATCGCGCTTCTCGAACTCGCTGATGAACTTGGCCCCGTCTATCTCCCCCTCATAGATCGACTTGCTAGCGTCCAGCGCCGCCTGCATGTCGGCGCCGACTACCGCATCCCACACTGGCGCGCCCGCCAAGCCACGGAGATAAGCCCGCGTCTCCGGCTCCGCCCCAATGACGGTGCGCGCGGCAGTCCCCGCTCCCGGCGGCATATTGGCCTCTGTCCAGTCCACCAACTTTTGCGCGGTCGGATCATGGAACGGCGCCATGTCGGTGCGGTAGCCGCTGTCCAGCGTGTCGAGCATCTTCACGCCGGGTTCGGGGAGGTTCTCACGCAATGATTGGTCGATGACGCCACGGAAATACTTGATCTGGCCATTCTTGAAGGCTGGCGCGAGGGTCTGCCAGTTCGCCAGATCGCCAAGCATGGTGCGGATGTGGCGGAGTTGCCCTGTGGTAATGTCGGGAGCGACGCCCTCCTCTTCCTCGGCCTGATCCAGTTTCGTGATCGCGCGCACCAGCGCGGGATGATTGCGCTGCACGTCCTCGGGCAGATCGCGCAGAAAGTCCCGCGCAGCCTGGGCGGGTGCGGATACATCGGCGACACGGCTACCGAAAAGCTGATCCCACTTGCTGTAGAGGTCCTGATACCGCAACCCGACCGCTTGGCGCGCAGCCGTGATCTTGCCCGACAGCGTGCGAACGAGATCGCCTGGGTTCTGCGTTGAAAGACCCGACTGTAGTTGTGCGATGGCGCCGCGTAAGTCTTGAAACCCCTGTTCCACTAACCCGCGCGTGATCGCTTGGTTTGCCTCCAGCGCTTTCTGCGCTTCAGCCAACGCGGACTGCCGGCCGACCTCGGCGCCCGTGCCGCCGCCGCGCGCAGCGGCCTCAGCAGCGTCGAATTTCGCCGCCACGTCGGCGTTGGACGCGTGCAGCATGTCGGCATAACGGGCATAGAGCGCCTGCCCGGCTGGCGCGTAATCCACTTCGGCGGTGCGTTTCAAAGGTTCGCCAAGTTCCGCGCGCGGGATGCCGAGCGCCTCTGCCGTACTCGATATTTCACCTGACGCGTATTGCGCGAGGCTCGGCGTCACCGGGTCAATGTCGTAGCGTTTGCCGATGCTCGACAAAATCGGCAGGATGGGCGCGGCCGGATAGGCGACCTGCGGCGGCAGATGCACGCCTCTTTCGGCAAGCGGCCCGAACCGCGCCGCAGTTTCAGGCGTGACGCCGCCGACGTAGCGCGCAAATCTGGGCAAGCCAGTCGCTTCGGCCACATAGCGCGCGCCATACTTCGCCGCCGCGGCGGCCTGTCCGGCAACACGCCCCGCTACTCGACCCCCAGCCTCGAACAGCGCGCCCTCGGCCAGTTCGCCGGGGACTTTCTCAATCCCCATCCCCTCGTCGCCAAAGCCGGCCAGCGCCAGCAACGCACGATTGGCTTCCTTGCCGGCGGCGTAACCGAGCGCCGACCCTGCCATACCGCCCGCCGCCGTACCGACTGGCCCGGCGCCGAATGTGCCAGCGCCACCACCGACCGCAGCCCCGCTCGTAGCGCCCGCTACCGGCAGCGCCTGCGACACCACATCGGCGGCGCCGCGCGTCAGAGCACCAGTGATGCCGCCGCCCGCACTCGATGGCCGTAGGCGTTGGCCGTTGACGGTGACGTAGAAGCCTTGCGAATCCTGCCGCACATTGTCGCCGTACATCGCTTGCAGGATTTTCTTCTGCTTCGCCGGGTCGCCCGCTGCCATGTCGAACAGGGTTTGTGTGCCGAGGCCGACGTTGTCGGATGTGGGCTTCGTCCGCTTCTGACCTTCGGGATCAAGATAGTCGGCGCCTTCCGGGATGGCGTCGTAGGTCTGCGGCTGCGCTGGATCGACGCGCCAGTACTTCGTCCGCTTCTGGCCTTCGGGGTCGAGATAATCCGTTCCGGGTTTCAGCGCCGCGTAGCCTGCGGCGTCGGCGATGCGTGGCAACTGCGCGGGCCGCGACCCGGCGGGAATGTCTGCCGACTGCGCTTCCTGGCTGGACAGGATGGTAGCGAGGTCGGACATCAGTGCAACACCAACGGATCAGTGGCCCAGGGCGCGGCGGGCGCTGGCGCGGCAGGCGTCGCGCCCGGCAACGGAGTTGTCAGTCCTGGCAAGTTCAAGGTCCGCCCGCTGCGACGGGCTTGGTTCTGCATGATCGACAAGTCTTGCTGGAAAATCGAGTTCAGGTTGTCCATCGCGGCTTGGACATTCGCGCGGCTGTCACCCCAACCTTCACCGCGGATAATTTTGTCCACCATCGCCTGATCGCCAGCAATCGCGCGGCTGGTCGGGTTGGCTTGCTTGAGCAACAGCGGCGCATTGTTGCGAAGAAACTCCAGCGCACTCTCGAAATCGGCGCGGTCGGTTGCGCTGTCGGCCCCGAGCATATTGCCCACTGCCTCGATCTTCTCCAGCGGTTGCCCAAGCCGCGTCGCTATGCCGACCGCTTTGGGCAGCAATTCCTTGATCTTCTGCACCTGATCAAGTGCGAGTTTGAACTGCTGCGCACGGTCCTCCAGCGTGTTGAGTTGGTTGGCATTCAGAACTTGCTTGCCCTGCACGGTGGCGACGTAACTGCCGAGTTCTTCCGGCGTTGGCGGGCGGCCGTTCTGCGCGATGAACGTCTTTTCGTAATCAGCGGCATGCTCGGCTGTAAAGGCGGTCATCGACGTGCCAGGGACTTTCTTGGAGACCGCGATGATATTGTTTGCCGCCGTATCAAGTTGTCCGGGCGTATATTCCGGGTGCTGTTTCGCAACGTCAGCCTTCACGTCGGCGATCTGCTGGCCCGCGACGCCGCCGCGCGACTCAGCGCCGACCTTTGACGCCCCGGCCAGATCAACCGGTAGATGTGTGCCGACTTCGTAAGCGACGCCGTTGCCGCCGATCTGGACGATCTTGGTCTTCCCGTCCGGCCATCTGTATTCCGATGGTTGCCCGAGATGTTCCGCCTCCGTCTTCCGCAAATTCATCGCGAGAGTCGGATCAATCGCCATCATCTTGCGGAAGGCGTCGTCCGTCAGTTTTCCGTCCTTGTAGGACGCCGGGTCGGCAGAGATAGCCCGTGCTTGGCCTTCCCGCTGCTGCGCAAGGAACGCGACCGGATCGCTGACCTCGGACGCCAGCCTAATCGCCGCGTCCATGTCCTCCGGCTTGCCAGACGCGATGGCTGCCGTTATCGCCTTGGCCGCCGCCGCCCTGGGCAACTCCTCGATTATCCGCAACTGATGCTCCTGCATCGCCGCCGCCGCCGCCGCGCTGGCCTGCATGTGCTGCGACAGCTTCTCGTATTCGCCCTCTTCCAGCAGTTTCGTCGCGATCCGATCATCAGCCGAGGCCGCAACTGCTTTCGCCATCGCGACGCCGGTTGAGAGATCGGTCTGCATCTTCTCCAGCGCCGCCTGCATATCGGCTGCCTGGAGTTTGTGCTTCTCGATCGCGAGGTCGGTGTTCTCCTTCCACTGCTTGTAGCCTTCCTCGTATGCCTTCCAGTCGTTTGCCTTGGTGGCGTTGATCGCCGATGCCATGCCGTTCATGGCATTGATCGCTGGCGTATGCGTCAGCGCCGAGGCCAGCATCGCGAAGATGCCGGCGGCCGAGGCGAAGCCCTTGAGCGGATCGTTCTCCGGCGGCGGCGGCGGCCTCGTCACTTCGACCGGCGTGTAATCGGCCTGCATCTTGTCCACGCGAGCCTGATCCTTGGCGACATCCTCCTTCATTTTCGCGTAAACCGGCGCCTGCGCGGCCTCTTTCTCGCGCTGCGCGGCCGCGATCGCGGCAACGTTCTGCTGTACCATCGCCGGCCCGTACACCGTCGCCCCCATCGCCACGGCGGGCGGGGGCATCTGTGCCCCGAGAGCGGTCGCGGCGGGGATGGCGCCAACCGACATCAGAATGCCCCAAGCGCCTGCGCAGCCGTCACCGCTGGATGCGACGCGCCCAGCAATCCGGACCAGATCGCGCTCCAATCTGGCAACGTGTCCGCAACCGGCGCGATTGGCGGGGTGGCAGTCGATGCTGGAGGCGTCACGGCCGGCAAGGCAGTTGCCGAGGTCGGCGTTGTCGATGTCCCCAGCGACGAAGCGGCCGGGGCGGCGCTGACCGGAGCCGCCGCCACTGGCGCGGGAGCGGCGGCCGGTGCGGCGCTCCCGCCGAGCCACGACGGCAACCCCGGCCAGCCGGATTGCTGGGCTGCCGTCGGATTGAGCGACGCAACTTCGTTCGCGAAGACTCCGGCGACGCTCGGGCCTTGATCGAGGCCGGGCCAGTTAAATCCGGAGGGGGTGGCTGAGGTTGCCATGCTACGCCGCTAGTTTGATTGTGGTGCCGCCGCCCGCCAGCGCGCCGGCCAGCGCCGAAATCGCCTGTCCGGTCTGCGTGTTGAGCGCAGTGTTGGCGGACACGAGGCTGTTGTAGAGTTCGCCCGATAGCTGCGTCTCGCTGATGCCCTGGGCGAGAAGCTGATCCGCCAGCGTGGCGCCTTGGATGACCGCCTGCTGCTGCAACACCGCGATGTCTTGCACTTCCTGCGAAGACCCCGGTGCGACACCCATGTTGGCATACTTCGCCTTGATCGCGGTGATCCCGTCCTGCGTGGCAGCGTTGATCGACGCCTGCACGGCGGGCGGAAGCGTGCCGGTTTCGAGGTAGCTTTGTAGAATTTGACCCTGGGCCGCAGAGGAAGAGGCGAGGTTTTGGATGTTCGACAGGCCGGGGATACTGTTGCCTTTCAGGAGGTCCATACCAAGACCCGCTGCCGCGATGCCGGCGCCGACCAACTTGCCGGTCGGCGAGCCGATCGCGTTGCCGATGGTATCGAGAATGCCGGTGCTCGGCGTCGTCGCCACGCCGCCAGGCCCGAGGGGCGCGCCGCTGGGCGTCGGCCCGACCGCCACGGCATTGGGGTTCGCCACCACCGAACCGTCTGGCAGCGTCAATTGTGGGCCGGTGTATGTCCCGGGATCAGTCAGTACGCCACCGCCAGCAACAGGGGTCGGAGCAGCGTCCAGCGCGGAGGCGGCCGGAGCGGCAGACGCGCCACCCGTCTCCGCGCCGACCGCGCTCGCGGTGCTCGGCGTCGCAAACCCAGCGGTTGGACTGGCGGCCGTCAGATCGACCGGGGCGCCCGCCGCGACGCCAGCGGGGCCGGCAACCGATGCGGCCCCCGGACCGGCGGTGGAGAGCGTCGGCGCGGCACCCAGGGCGGAAGCAGCCTCGGTTGCGCCGGGGATCGCGGTGCTGACGCCGCTGGCAAGGGCAGGGGTTGTGCCGGCCGACAGCAGATCGGTTGCGCCGCCGATCACGGGACCGGCCGCACTCAAAGCGTCCGCGCCCAACCCGGCCGCAGCCGCGCCAGCAGCGGCATCGGCCGCGCCGAACCCAAGAGCCGTGGTGGCGTCGAATGCGCCGGCGGCAAGGGGGGCCTCGACCGCGCCAGCCAGTGCGGCATCCGCCACCCCAGCAGCAGCGGCATCCGCCACCCCAGCAGCAGCGGCGTCAGCCGCCACCTCGGCTCCGGCCGCCGTGGCCGCTCCTACCCCCAGCCCCATCTCACGCCGCCTTCAGATCGAGTTTGTAGAGCATCCCGAACTCCTGAGCGCCCATCCGGCGATACAGCGCCCCGAGCCGCGGCCCGTCGCCCCGAACGCCGGCACGTTGATACACCTCTCCGACGCCTCTTGCACGCGCCGCGTTGAGCGCGGCCTGCTGAAGTCGCCACCCCAGCCGCAACCCCTTCGCGTCCGGCGAGACAAAGAACGGTAACTGCGTTGCGGTCAGAACGTCGGCATCCTCCATCGACGGCGCCACGACATGGATCAGATAGCCCAGCATGCGCCCATTGAGCCTAGCCGTCACGATGTCGCCCGCGTTGATGTCTTCCAGCCGCTGGAACAGCGGCCAGTTCTTGCGCCGCCACCGATCTTCCGGCTCGCCGACCGCTTGGCAGTGCGCCGCCATCAGCGCCTGCCCGTCGCGCTCGAACGCCGCCAGTGCCTCGCGCTGGATCACCACCCCGTCCGCATCGGGTTCGGCGCGCGAGAGCGGCGCGCCCAGCGTGCGCCGGAACGCCTTGCGACAGGCCCGCGCCGCCGCCAGCATTTGCGGCTGGTGCGCGAAATAGTGCCGCATGGTCGCCGCCACGTCGGACTGGATATTGACCTCCGCCAACGCCGCCCAGTGATCGTGGTCGTGCGGATATGGCAGGCAGTGCTCGAACAGCCGGGCGCAGACGGACTCCTGAGCCAGATCGGCGAAATCGACCGTGAGGACGCCTGATTGCTGCGAAATCCGGTGAAGTGCGCGGTCGTTGCGCTGCATCTCGCGGGTCGTTTTCGCGCGGTCGAGTTGGCACACGCCACGCATGTCGAGTTTCAGGTAGCTCTCGACCACCTCCGCTACAGGCCGGCGGATCACGGCCATGCGGATGTCGGGACGGATATGGCGGATCAGCCGCCACCAGCGTGCCGCGGCGGTCTCGACAGTGCCGGTGCAGTCCTGCGCCAACCAGGACCGGACATCGGCCATGCTGCGGATGTGGCGCATCTCGTCGTAGCCGCAGTGGTAGGCTTTGTGCGTGAGGAAACGCGCCGCCCAGGTGGAGCGGCTGCGACCGAGAGTGAAGATGATGAAGGGGGCGGTCAGTACACCCTCCCCAACTCCACATACCGCGCCTTCGTCGCGCGCGGCGTCTGCTGCATCCGGCGCGCAACGATGCCTTCCGGCACGTCGCTGTAGCGCGGGATGATGATCCGTGAAGCATTCTGGTGTGCCGCCCACGACGCCATCGCCGGATAGATCGAAGCCGCCTGCTCGGGCGCCTCGATGTCGTTCTCATCGTGCTGGCGCATGAACACGAAGAAGTCCTGCACCACCGGCTGTGGCTCCAGTGGGAGGCGGATCAGTTGCGCCAATCCGCACGCCTGTTCGGTGCGGACAAACCACCATTCGTTGCTGTAGATGCAGTTGCGCAGGAACCCCTTGATCTCCGCCGCCGCCGCTTCGGGGTGCCGCTCGTGCAGCCGGAATGCGAGCCAGTCCTGAAGTTGCGTCAGGTCGGGCAGTTCCATGCGCCGGATGATCGCCGGGTCCGGGGCGGCAATCTTTTGGGCCGGGACCCCGATGCGCAGATCGCCAATCGGAATGCCGGGGATTTCGACGGCCGGTGGGGCCGGGGGTGGTGGCCGGATCACTTGCAGGATCGCGCCGGCTTGGATGTTCTGGGGCGGGGCGTCGGTCATCTAGCCAATCTCCAAAGCATTCGACTCCGCCACATGCAGGGTCGCGTTCAGTTGAATCCAGCCCTCCCGCTGCCCGGGGTCGTTCCAGTCTACATCCGTCAGGTCCAATGTGGAAATACCGAGGATGGCGTCGGTCGCGTTGTGAATCTGCTGATGCTGGTCAAGGAACGCCGCGGGGTCGGCGAGGTTGACCGGGTCGAGTACATATTCGGGCAATGCGATGTTGTGCTGCGCCAGCACCGCCGCCCGGATCAGGAAGTGCTCATTGGCATGGTTGAAACTCCACGCCGCCATCTCATCGTCCGTTGTCGGCACGTTCCAGACGCTGGCCAGTCCCATGACTACCCCCGGTAACCTGCGGAAACAGCGTCGCTCCCTGCCGAGATCAACGCAACATCGGCAGCCGAGGTCGAGATCGTAAATCCTAGCAACGCCCCCTGCTGCCCATTTGCTGTAGGGGGGGCAACATACAACCCGTTCGTCAGCCCCACCGGATTCGGCGTGAGCGTCACTGGACTGGTCGCAACCTCGCTGTCCACCGCGAACGTGATGTTCGGGCTGCTGTCGGAATAGTACTGCGCTACCAGCCATACCCGGTTGGCGGTTTTCGTCACCATGTAGCCGCCCGGCTTTGCCCATAGTTTGGACTGCGCCGTCTTGGAGAAGGCTGTCGATGGGGTGGAAAACAAGGGATAGATGTTCGTTCCATTCGTCCCATAGGCCGTGATGACCGATGCGATTTCCTGATGCTGGCAGTAGATCAAATTCACGTCCTGCTCGGTCGTGCACCATTTTTTCTGATCGGGTAGCCAGATGCACAGCTTGTTGACCTGCTCGCCGGTTATCTCGTCAATCACCGGGATCAACAACGCCCAGATGCGCTTGCCGTAGAGAATCGCCTTGCACGCGCTGAGCTGGAAACCGCCAAAGGCGTTCGGCACGCTGTTGTAAAATCCATCGAGCGGTTCCGACACCTTCGACACCCGCCCACCATAGCCGACATGCACGCCGAACTCGTTGGCGAACACGATATTGCTGCCCAGCACGTCCACCGTCGCCGCGTAGGGGGTGCCAGTCTCCGGGTCGGCATTCTGGTTGGTGAAACTGGTCTGCGGCGGGGAGCCGCTGGTCGTCACGCCGCCGATGTAGTTTATCGAGCTGTCCCCGATCAGGTAAAGGAACCCGTTGGTCTGGATCGGCTGGACATAGGCAACGCGCAGGAACGAATCGTTCGAGGTGAAATCACCGCCGCCGACGGCGGTCGAGAAGTTCCACGGATCGCCCGGCCCGGTAAAATTGACCGTCCCGCCCGCGCCTTGCGGAGCCGTCGAGTAGGGATTCACCACCCAGACACGCGACTGGTAGGTCTCGACCGCCGAGCCGGAAATCCCGAACGGCATCACCTCCAGGATCGCGGCTGCGGCGTTGTTCAATCCCGTCTGCACCTCGATCGCCGGCACCGATGTAAACCCGGAGCCGCCGTTGCTGACGGCCACGGCAGAGATCGCCCCGGCGGTCACCGTCGCCACCAGCACCGCCCCCGTACCTCCCCCGCCCACCACGGTCAGGGTCGGCGTGCCATTCAGGTTCGTCCCCCCCTGGACGATGGTGACAGACGCGATGGCGCCCGGCGTGATGGCAGCCACGGCCACCGCCCCGCTGCCCGTGGGGAGGCTGACGGTTGGGGGGCTGGTGTAGCCGGTGCCGCCCGCGATCAACGTCGTGGACGCCACCACGCCCGAGGCGTTGACAGTGTAGGTCGCCTGAGCGCCGCTGCCGCCGCCACCCGAGAACGCCAGGGGGTAGGTGCCCGGCACATACCCGGAGCCGCCCGGACTGACGGACAGCGAATTGACGGCGGTTCCAGAGAGCGTAGCGGTGATGGAGGCGCCGGAGCCGGGGATCGGGAAGCTGACCGTGGGCGCGCCCGTGTAATTCGCCCCGCCGGCGGTCAAGGCAATGGATTGAACGGCACCGCCCGATGTCGTGAACGTGCCCGCCGCGCCCGATCCCGCCCCGCCGGTGAAGCCGAGAGGGAATGTGCCGGTCGGGTAGCCGGTGCCGCCGGAGACCAGCGTGAGATACTGCACCACGCCGGTTGCCAGCACGGCTTCAAGGATCGGCGTCGTGTCGGTGCCGCCGCCGGAGAACGCGACCTGCACGATATCGCCTGGGAGGTAGTCGAGGCCGGGATTGGTGATGATCAGATTGGTGATCGAACCGTTGGTCAGGACTGGCACGAGTCTGACGTTGGTGCCCGCGCCGCCAAAAACGGTATAACCCGGCACGGAAGTATATCCCGCCCCACCGTCGATCAGTTGGCTCGGGTCGAACGGCGCGATCGAGCCTGGTTGATAGAACAGCGTGCCATCGGTCGCGAAGTAGCCGTTCTCCTGCTTTGACGTGATGATGATGACCTGACTGCCCCATTGCGTGACGCCGACGTTGCCACGCGCCGGATTGGCGATCGTGCCGTCGGGGGCGATGGTGATTTGCGCCAGCGTCTCGGTGTTCACCAGCCAGATGTCGCCATCGTCCTGCATGACCACGCAGTACGGCGTCTCGCCGACGTTGGCGAAATTGAAGAACGCGACGGTGCGGCCCGCCTCGCTCACCGTGAAAATCGGCGCTCCGATGCCTGGGATGGTGCGGAGATTCGAGTCGCCGAGCGGTATCCAGCCGTCCATCCACGAAGCCTCGGTATCCTTGATCCCGGGCCGGGAGGCGTTGGTGTTCAGGCCCGTGAAGCCCTCAAAGGCCAGTATCTCGAAGGCTTCCTGCTGCTGTTGCGACCCGCTCATGAGAACGTAACGTTCGATGAATTGAGTACCTGCCACGTCGTCGCGGAGGCCGAAATCATACTGGCGTAGGCGCCCGCAGCAGTGAATGTCGCGGTCGTATGGCCACCGCCGAATGCACCCGTCGTCGCTGCGGTTACCGTGTCGCCGCCGCCGCCGGTCTCCTCAGTGATGAACAGCGGGCGGCCGGCAAAGCCTGGGTCCGCGAGGGTGCAGTATATGTTGCCACTTGGCGAAGCCAGGACTGCCGTGCCTGCCTGGATCGAGAGGGTGCTATTGACGGTATATGGCTCTCCGACTGAGGCAAGGTTAACGGGCAGGAACTTGAACGGATAGTCCCCGAATTGTCCATAGAAGGCAAAGTTGTTCTCGATCTGGTAATTATCTATCGAGTAGTTCGGCGCGGGTGATAGGAGTTTGATTGCCAGAGGATCGGAAGGCGCCCCTGGCGTCACTATGTTGTCCATGTTGAATTGGCATCCGATGACTTGTGTGCCATCTGCCTCGTAGGCAATCGAAATCCCTGCCGCGACACACGTCGGATATTCTGCCGGCAATGCAAACGAGCATCCAATGATCTGGACGCCTCGCGACCCCGCCGTGACCGAAATGTCAACTCCATCGGTGCCGTTCGCGTTGCGGGCGCCGCCGGCTGCATTGTTGCCACTGAACGTGCAGCCGATGATCTGATCGAAATCGGTGGCCAATGTGCCGTTTCCGCACTGGAGGCCGGTGTTCTGGGCGTTCTGTATTTGTGCGCCTTGGATGATGTTGCTGAAGCTTCCTTGGATGATGATGGTATTTTCGCCGTTGAAGAACGCGCCGCCGTGGAATTGGTGTGATCCGGCGGCGTAGGTCAGCGGCGTGCTGCTTGTTGTGCCCAGCAGGAGTTGCGCCACGCTGGCGGTCACTAAACTGGAACCGCAGGTGAGCATATAATGATACCAGTCGGTACTTTGGTTCTGATACCCTAGCGTTGTCGAATCGGCGATGTAGACATTCCACATCCAACCGGACTGATAGGTATTGCCGACCAGGATACCGTTGGCAAACCCCTGGAACAGCACATCACGCAGCGTCGGCCAACCCTCGTTCGGACCCGACGGCCGCAGCGTGTCAGACATCAGCAACCCGGTCTGGCCGGTATAGGTGCCAGGCACGCCAGCAAAGCCTATTTTTTCGAGCGTGATGTTGCCGGATGTCGAGTCCACCAGCGTCAGACCGGCGTTGTTGCCGTGGAAGACAATCATGCTCTCCTGGCTGATCGCGCTAGCCCCTGGCACAGCATAGTAGGACCCGACGCCGATGATGGTGTCGTTCTTCAGCGCGAGATTGCCGGTGTAGTTGGAAAATCCGCCTGGGTGGTAGATCGCGGGATTGCCGGCAAGCCGCGCTGCTGCGGTGCAGTTATTCCAGGGCGTCGTATCGTCGTGCCCGCCGACACCACTTTGCGTGCCGTCCAGATAGGCGCCGAACCAGCGGATCGACCAGCTCTTGCCGCCGGTCTCGCGATACCAGCTCCGCCCCGATGCATCGTTGATGATCGTGCCGCCGTTGGCCGTGGTCGGCGTGCCGAGATAGAACGGCCCCTCGCCGCCATCTCCTTTGGCGTAGAAGCCCTGGAGAAAAATCTGGTTGTTGGGCAGCGTGGTCGAGGTCGCCGCTTCCAGCGCCGCGACAGTCGCGACCACGAGTGGCATGGCAGTCGAGGCGATGCTGCTGTCCTTGATCAACTTGCCCGTCGTGCCGTTGAACAGCGCCAGATCGCCAGAGTTCGCCGCTGAGGGACCTTGCACGATGTTCGCTGCCAGGATGCCGCTGTCCTCGATGAGCCGGCCCGACGTTCCGTTGAAAGTGAGAATGTCGCCTGCAACGGCGGATGTGGGACCTACGACGTTGCCGGTCCCGCCGCCGCCTGGCACGTAGGCATAGGTCTGACCGTTGATGACGTAATTGAGTTGCACGCTCGGCGCACCGCCGAACGGGTTGAAATACATCGTGATGGTGCCGTCGTTGGAGACGGCCACGCCATACTGCACATAGGCCGCAGTCGTCGGCCCGCTGTTGATCGCGAAGCTGATGTTGCCGTTGTTGGTAATCCCCACGCCCGTGAGGTTACCGCCAGTCGCCGGGCCGGCATCCTGCGCGACACCATCCGTCGTCCAGGACAACGGATGCCCCGGGGTAACGACGCCGGATTGGAGGATGGGTTGACCTGCGCTCATACCGTGAACCCCTGGGCGATCCCCACCACATCGAACAGCGTCCCGTCATTGGCGATCAATGTCAGCACGTCGCGCGCGGCAGCCGTAGCGGTTGCGGTGAAGGATGGGTAAGTTGTCCCGAAGTTGAACCCTGTCGTGAGATGCCACGTTGCCGCGGTGGCGCCTTGCTGGATATTCAGCACCATCCGCTGATCTGGCCCATTAGCCGCACCGGCGTGCAACGTGATCGTGCCACCGGACGCCGGGCCGTTCACCAGAGCGTTCGTCACACCCAGCGTCGGCGTGATCGCGAACGTCCCGGTCGCTGTCGCTGCCACGGTGATCTGGCTGTTGCTGATCAGCGAGCCGTTGTTGAACGCCAGGAAATCGCCAAGGGCGGCGCTGCTCAGCAAAGTCCCCGCCGTCGGCAGCGTGATATCCGTCGTCCCCGTCGCCACCAGCGTCACCGGATGCGCCCCGGAGACCGTCACCGCGCCCCCGAGCGAGACGGCCTTGCCGCCAATCGACCCGACCGCGACCGCGCCCGTGTTGGAGATCGTCGCGTCGCCCGACATGGCGCGGGCCTGCGCGAACCCGCTGGAATTGCCCACCCAGATGTCGGCCGAGGCCAAGGCGTTCGCCAGCAGAGTCCCGGTGGTCGGCAGCGTCAGCGTCGTGTCGCCGGTGATGCCGAGCAGCAGGTTGTACGCGCCCGAGACCGTCACCGACCCGCCCGTGGCCAGCGGGCCACCGAGCGACACGCCTTTGCCGCCCACCGCCGTCACCGTCGTCTCGATCGTCCCCTCGGTGTTGACGCTGGTCACGTCGCCGGTCAGGTTCGCCACCGAGGCCGTCTGTCCGTTGGTGATCGTCCCGCCGTTCATCCCGGCGCCAGTGTACCACTCCGACATCGGCCCGAACGCGCCCAGCGTCGAGGTCACGCCGTTGAGCACGAACAGCAGCGGCAGCGGCGACTCGGTGCCGTAGTTCTGTACCGTCAGGATCGCGGCTTCCTCGGTGATGCCAAGGCTAAGCTGGCTGAACCCGCCGGTCGAGATCAGGTTGTTCTGGATCGTGAGCGCGGTCTGCTGGTCCGAGAGGATGGCGAAGCTGGTGGCTGCCGGCTCGGGCGCGGCGCCGCCGTCCTGGATCACGCCGTCCGTGGTCCAGACCGCGACGTGGCCGGGGGTGATGGTGCCGGTTTGGTCTACGCTCATGTCGCCACACCGGTTGACATGCGATGGAATACCGCTAGAGTGACGGAGCCTGCCGGAGCGTTACCAGCGCCCGACAGGCTCCTACCAACGACCTGTATGAGAGGCCAAGATGGGTAAGGGCAGCATACCACGCGCAATGACGGTTGGCGACCTGTTCGGCGAAATGCCGCCCGTGGCGAAAAAAACGCACGCCAGGGGCTGGAAGCGCGACGGGCGGTCGAAAGCGATCGTGTCATACGCCGGCAAAGAGAGACAGCGACTCCAAATTGAATGCCAGGTTTGCGGCAAGCCGTTTGTCGCCGTCCGGACGACGCGCTTGTACTGTTCGGCGTATTGTCGGCACGCGGCAGGATATACCCCTCGGACTCGGCCGACACGCAACTGCGAACAATGCGGGAAGGAGTTTGTCGCTTACAAAAAGACGAATCTTTGGTGTTCCCCTTTCTGCTACCAACGATATTACACCGAAAAAGACAGGCCGGGATATAACAGCCGGATGAGAGCGTTCCATAAACGCCACCGCACGGCGACGCCGTGGAAGCATCTTTTGTCGGGAGCGAGGGAGCGCGCTCGCAACAAGAAACTGGTTTTTGATTTGACAAATGAATGGGCCGCAGCGAGGTGGACCGGCAAGTGCGAACTGACGGGTGTCCAGTTTTCTTTGTCTCATGCTCACAGAGCCGCGGACTCCCCAAGCGTCGATCGTATCTCGCCGGCCGAGGGCTACACGCAGAAAAATTGTCGCTTCGTGCTTTGGGCTGTGAACAGCTTGAAAGCCGAGGGAACAGACTCGGATATGTACCGCGTCCTCCAGTCGGTACTGAATGGGAACGTTCCGGCATCGTTACCACCTGCCATAGGGCGAGGTCGCCCGACCGGGTGATACGTATGCCCGGAAGTTCTTCATCCTCTCATCGTAGAGGTCTTTATACATCCGAGCGGCGTTGCCATTCTGCAGCCCGAGATAAGCCAAGTGGGCCATGAAATAGGGCACCGCATCGGTCCAGGGGTCTGCAATCGCTTCAACGCTTTGGTCGTCTATCAGGTCTTGCGGGAGGCACTGACAATCCCACTCTTGCTGGTATAGCTGCGATGCAGGCGGGTACATGAACAGTGTGCCACTAGTCCCCTGGCCAAACTGAGCGGCGTAGGCCGGCACATACTGGAACTGGCCTGCTACATATTGACGAATGAGGGCCTGGAGAGAAGAAAACGAGTAAACCGGGAGACTATACCGGTAGTTAGAGAATATGACCGATATGCTCCGCACCATATAGATCGACCGGACGCCCGGCCACGGAGAAAGATCGACTGCGGAAAATGGGTACTGCTCCTGGCCTTGGTTCAACGTATTCACCGGCGCCACCGCCAGCGCGCCCTCGAACCCCGTCCCAGTCGGGTCGCTGATGCTGATCTGTGGCTGGAAGTAGCCAGCCCCGCCGTACTCGATGTTCACCGAGACGATGACGCCGCCGATTGCCGTGGCGCTTGCGGTCGCCTGCGCGCCCTGTGGCAGCGGCAGAAAGCCAGAAGGCGAGTCTGGCGGGGAGATCGTGACCGTCGGATCGGTGTAACCCACACCACCGTTGAGAATCTGGCACGAGACAATCGGATTGCTAATCGCGGGCAGAATACGCACGCACTGACTTCTCATCGCGGTCTCACGCCGCGCTTGATTGCAGTATTCGATCAGGTCTCCGTCGTCTTCCAGCTCCATGTTTCCATCACGGAGGAAGCGGCGGCACTGCTTCAGGTACGTGTAGAGGGATGCTGGCATCTACGCCGCCGCCCCGCGCTGTGGCGCCACGCCCAACTGGTTCGCCCGCGTCGGGTTCGGATTCTGCGGGTAAATCCCCGGCAGCGTAAGCGGCGTCGAGGCCCGCCGTGCCCGGTCCACGAACTCCTGATACAGCCCGAACATCTGCTTCGCGTATTCAAGCCGCGCGTTGGTCTGGGCGGACATCAGCGCGAGGTAGGCAGCGAAATATGGAACGGCGTCAGTCCAGATCACGGGCACCGCCTCTGGCGTGGTGTCGTCCGCCAGCGGAATTGGGATACACACCGCGTCAACGGGAACTGTGTACGCGATGTCTGGTAGGGGCGAGAGATACAATGACCCGCCCCCGACTGGGTTGGGCGATGTCTGCGCCGCCGCCCCCTGGCCGAATTGGGAATACACGGTAGGTGGGCCGGAAGTCGGAGTCGGATTGGACAATTCGTATCTCGCGAACCAGCCCCATGGTCTCGGTCTCACCCACTTCATTCCTGCCCCGACACTATACCATAGTGTTTCAATCTCCCACACGCCCAGGATGCCGTTCACGCCCGCGTTGGGGATGACGATGCTGCTGAAGGCGTAGTTGTTCACGCCAATCGAAAGTGTGAGGTTCCCCATGGCGCGAATGCACTTCGCCTCGCCGGCCAGTTGGTTGCGCGCTGAATTGATAAAGGTCGTCAGCAGGGCGGGCGGATAAAGCGACGCCGGGGCCGCTGGGTTCTGCAAAAGCGACTGCGTTGCGGCGAGATACTGATTCAGCATCGCGCCACCTCACGGCCGGCGGCGCTCTTCCTCCACATGCCGATCAATCGGCGCCCCAAACGGCACCATGAGCGCGCGCAAGCCGCCCTGCTTCCAGTGGTGATCCGCTGAGCGGCTACCAGGAACGCGCGGACGGAACGCCCCTTAGACCCGACGCCAGAGTTGAGTGAGGCGACTGCCACGGCGGACCACCTCTCTCATAACGAAGTTGCATCAAAGGGGCTGAATCATCACAACGTCGTTCAGATTCCCCAAGGTCAGCGCAATCGAGGCCAGCGTGGTCGGCACCGCTCCGCCCGGCAGAATGACCGCCGACGGGGCCGTGAGGAACAGGCCGGGGTCGATCACCACCGGCGCCGAGAGGCCACCCAGCGAGGATGTGACCACCGTGATCGCGCCGGCCCGCGGCTTGAAGTTGGTCATCTCGACCGCGGGGTTGATGATCGCGGACACGCTGGTCGTGCCGCCGCCGCCCGTCGTGATGACGCCGGCGGGTTCCGCGACGTTGCCCCAGCCGGCACCGGCCGCCACCGCGGACGCCGCCGTGATGGTCTGCATGACCAGCGGCGTGATCGTGGCGCCGGCTCCGGCACCGCCCGCCGCCGTCAGCGTCAGCGCCGAGATGGTTGAAAGCGGCGCGCCGTTGTTGGTGCAGAGCGCGCCGGTGATGACGCTGGCGTTGCCCGCGTTCAGGATCAGCGTGACCGTCGCCTGGGTGATCGTGCCGGCGTTCGGATCGAACGGGTTCGGCAGGATCACGCACGGCACCGTCGAGGTCAGGTAGCCGGCCCCGAAGTTCGTCAGGCTGACCGTGGTGACCGAGGTGCCGGTGAGCGCGCAGTAGCCGGTCGCCGGGATGCCAGGCGACGGCGGCAGCGTGATGTGCAGAATCGGCGGCAACGAGTAGCCGGACCCGCCCGCGTTGATGGTCGAGACCGACAGCGACCCGCCGACGATCGCCTGCCACGTCGAGCCGCCCACATTGGCCGTGATGGTCGCCGTCGCGGTCGCGAACCCGGTGCCGCCGCCGGCGACGATCGCCGCGACCGGGCAGCCCGTCAGGTTGGCGATGCGGCGCGTGAACCCGTCCGAGGTGATGTGCTGCACGCCGCCCGTGACGCGCCGTTCGAGGCGCCAGACGCCGGTAACCGGGTCGAGCCATTCCAGGACGCTGTTCGCGCCCGTGTCGAACAGGATGCCGTTCGTGCCCGTGGCGGGCAGCACGATCGAGCCACCCGGCGGCAGGCCGAAGAAGTTCGACTGCACGTCGTATGGGGCCTGATTCAGATTCGGAGGATAAAGGGGTGCTGGTGTCGGAAGCGGAACCCCAGGCCCAGAGATAATTTGTGCCATTTGTTTCGCTCCCGATCAGTACGCGTTTCCGCCAAATCCGTACACCCACGCCCCCGACACGCTCTTCGCCGAAATGAAGTCGTATCCGAGCACGACGATACCCTGCTGGCCGATCTGACCCAGCGGCACCAGCGAATAGAAGCCGGAGAAGTCCAGGGCGGCATCCTCCGAGATATAGATGCCACTGTACTTGCAGTCGCACGCGAACAGGTTCCCAACCGGCGTGAAGTGATCCGCGAAGATCGGAATCCCCGAGACATTCAGGTTCGGGAACGATGAGCGGATCGGCGTGTCGGCGGTGTAGGCGCGGCCCGGCGTGGTGAACGCTTCCTCGATCCCCTGGAAGTCGTTGTTCAGCGTCGAGTAGTCGGCGGGATTCATCACCACGAAGGTCGGGGCCTCGCCGCCGGCTGTGTCGGTGATCTTCGACAGCAGCGACGACATCGCCTTGCGGTTCCAACCCAGCGTCGCCGTGCTGTAGGTCGTGTTCCAGGTCGAACTGGAACCCGCGTTGATGTACTGGCCCTGGAACGCCGAGTTGCCAGAGGCGGTGCGGTTGATGCCGCCGTAGGTCGGGACGTTGGTGCCGTTGTCGAACGCGTCGATGAAGCTGTTCGGATACGTCGGCTGCGCCGAGTTGTTCGTATACAGCAGCCGCGCGATATTCTGGCGCGTCACCGCGTAGGCGTCGTTCATGCGGACCTTGAGCAGCGACACCTCGCGGTCGGTCGCCTGGAGGATGGTCTCGCCGAACGGCAGCGGGATCGGAACAACCCAGTACGCCAGGTTCCACTGGCCGTTCTGGACGCCGGGGGTTACGACTGGCGAATTGAATCCGCCACCGTAATTTGTGAAAGAACCTTGCACCACGCTTTGCCCTTGCAAAGGTATGGTTACCTGGTTCAAGCCGCCGGCGGCCTTCTGCGCGTTCCCCCAGAGATAGAACAACGATGGGGAAGCGAAATAGATCTGTACGAACAATTTTCTGACGAAAGCGCGCCTGGTGACCGAGGTCAGCTCATTGTAGACTGAACCAGCGGAAGGGGCCACACCTATGCCCGGAAGCGGCATTTAATTATACTCCCACTGTTGACATAGTCATCCCAGCTTCGTATGGTGCGGGCGTGACCACCGAACCAAGGAAACTGAGATGCCTATGAAGAGTTACGTGTCCACTCGCCCTTGCGCGCAGTGTGGGGCGATGTTCACCACCACCCGACACCGCGAGCTCGAACGGAGATTCTGCGCTAGGGCCTGCGTCCTTGCTTACGAGACGGCCCACGGTCGCGAGGCCGCTCGCAAAGAACCTGTTGAGTTCACCTGCAAACAGTGCGGCAGCCCATTCTCGATGAAGCCGTCGTACGTTGCGGAGTACCGTCGGCGTTTCGGAAAGGACCCGATGTACTGCTCGATTCCATGCAGCGCTCTCGGTCGCAAAGCCGATACGATGGCCCGGAGCACTTTCGTCTGCCTCGAATGCGGGAAAGAGAACCCGATGAAGCGGTACGAGGGTGAGGGCCGCACGGTCTATTACCGGCAGCAGAAGTTTTGCGATCAGGTCTGTAAGTCCGCCTACCAGGCTACCGCCGCCAAAACTCGTTTTGAGGCTGGAGACTACAGCAAGTTCACTGACGACCGCGGTTACGTGCAAATCCACGTCCCGACCAAGGTCGAAGGCAAGAAACGCTCCGCTCTGGAGCATCGGCTGGTCATGGAAAAGCACATCGGTCGGCGTTTGTTCCCAGAGGAAACGGTTCACCATATCAACGGCCAGAGGGGGGATAATAGGATTGAGAACCTCTGCCTGTTCTCCTCCCGTCACGGCCCCGGCCAGCGCGTCACCGACAAGATCGCCTTCGCGATCGAGATGCTGCAACTCTACCCCGAGTTCGCCCGCGAAGCCGGCTGGATGTTGGTTCCCGTGGAACATCCTACCGCCGCGACCCCTGTTGCTGCTGCGCCCGGAAGTCCTTCAACGCCGCATTGATCTCGGCGTTCAGCGCGCCCTCGTCCTCGCCCTTGGACGCGATCATCGCCTTGACGAACTTGTCGTCGTCCGGGATGTTGTCCATGAAGCCCCAGGAGCCGGTCGAGTTCGGCTGGACCGGTTCGGCCGGCGGATGCAGCTTCTCCCAGTGCGCGGCGGCGATTTCGAGATCGGCGATGCCGTTCTTCTCGGCGTGCGCCACGATCTCGGCGATGCCTTCGTCGCGCCAGCCTTCCTGGCGCAGCGCGGCCTTCTGGCGCGTCCAGTTGGCCTCGAAGTCGGCGACCAGCTTGGCCTGCCGTTCGGCTTCCTTCTCCGCCTCGCGCGCGGCCTTCTCCGCCTCGCGCTCGGCCTTGGCGGCGGCACGTTCGTCGGCGGCGGCCTGCTTCTCGGCCGCCATCGCCGCGCGGATTTCGTCCAGCGTGCTGTTGATCGGGGCGGCGGCGTCGATCTCGGGGATGACGGCGTTCGGATCGGCGGTCTTGCGGGCCTGAAGCAGCAGCTTGCGCGCCGCCGGATTGGCCAGCATGCCGTTGACGGCGCGGATCGTCGCCTGGCTGGCGAGGAATTCCGACTCGTCTACTTCGCGGGTGGCCATCAACGACTCCCTGCATTGGCCATGGCATAGACCTCCTCGGCCATTTTCACTCTGGCAAAGTCATCATCAGTCCGCGCCACACCATCGACATGCGACGCGACCGGAACCTTCTGCCGGGTCTTTGTCAGCAGCGCGTTGCGATACACTGCGCAGGCGTCCTTGAACCGAGCCTCGGCGTATTCCTGCGTCTCGGCTCCGGACATTGCCAGTGGGCAGATGAACATCTCGGGATCGCCCGGCCGCTTGATGACGACCCACCAATTCGAGTCGTCGGGCGCCGACCTGATCTGCTCATCGATGCTGCCGGTGTAGTCGGCCACCGGTTAGCCCTTCGATCCGGCGTTCGGGACGTGCGAGATCGCCATATCGCCGGACTTCTCGCCCGCCGGCAGGTGCGACTTGCGGCCACCGATGTCGAGCTGTTCCATGTCCACGCGGACGATCTGCTCGTCGGACTTCGGGACGGATTTTGTACTATCCTGAAAGATATTTACCATTCGTATCGTCCTCCTACGCTGCCATCGCTGGCGAGGGGGTCGGCGGCGGTGCGCCGGGCGGTCTCTGCGCGCCCGCGACGGCGGCCTGCTGCGGCGCCATCTGGGTGTGGCGGAGTGCCATCTGCTTCATGAAGTTCTGCTCGCCCTGTGGCGAGGCGGCGCCGGGCGGGATGTTCTTCCCGACATCGGCGATGGCTTTGTTGAGCGACTGGCCGAGCGGCGTCTCCGGCCCGACCATGGCCATCACCATCGCCATGCCCTTCAGCAGGGCGCCCGCCGCTTGGATTCCCTGCGCCATCTTCCCGAGGTTCTGGGACGGTCCTGTCGCCGGGGAGGAGCCGATAGGCGGCTGACCCGGTTGAGGTGCCCCAGGCGGGGTTGCTGGCGCGGCGGCGGACGGCTGCGTTCCGGACATGGCGGGTTGGTGGTTGGACTCAGGGCCTACTTGCGGCCCTTGCGGTGCATCTTCCGCTTCGCGCGGACGCCGAAATCAGCGGCCACGACGGTGAGACTTGCGCTTGTAGCGGATCATGGTTGATCTCCTACTTGGGTTGCACGATGCCCAGGCGCTCCTCGTTATGCCGCCACCCGGACCGGACCCCGGCTCGGGAGACTCATCACTGTCTGGGCGCGCGTAGTTGCGGACGGGTTGTGGCGGGTGGCAAACGGTTTGGCGGCATGTCGCGCCTATGGGGCTTGTGCGGCTTATTGAGACGGGTTATTGTGGGGGTATGACGAGGCCGAGCGCGGCAGACCCCGAGCAATACCTGACGCCGAAACGCGGCGCCCACCTTGCCGGCATTTCGGTCCGGTCGCTCTACACGCGGTTACGCGGGCCGAACCCGCCGCCGTTCAAGCGCCGGGGGAAATGCTATCTGTTGCCGATTCGGGAATTTACGGAATGGGCGATGCAGGATTGTATCGAGTGATCCCCCTCCGAATCGCCGGCGCCAACTGTGTGATGAAAGCGGCGCATGGGCAGGAAGACACCGTGCGCGACCTCCACGTCATCATAACGGACGGATGTTGCGTCTCGCGGTGGGAGCCGACCCCCGATGAACTCGCCAAACTAAATGCTGGTGGCAGCGTTGAATTGTGGGTTCTTGGCCGACAACCGCCAGTGTTTCTTGGCGTCGCTGACCATGTGGGCACAGAATGACCCAACGCTCCGCCCTCCCCATCCACGGCACCTACACGCCAGCCAACTACCCGCGCACCCACCGTCGGCAACTGAGCGGCATCTACGTCTACAAGGACAAGACGCTGGTGTCCTACCACCATCCGGGACACAAGAAGCGGTTCAGCATGAAGTTGGCTGACTGGAACCAGTGGGTGAGGACGGCGGGGGCAGTGTGCGAGCCGTGGAGGCCGCCCGCGAAAGAACGGAAACCGCCCGCGCTATCGCCCGACGCCAGTCCGGTTGCTGACGCATCTCAATCGCCATCCAGCCCTGATATCGAACCTCTTCCAGCGCCTCTGCCGCTTCCCAGTGCGCCGACAGCGGCGCCTTGAAATCTCCCAGGTCTGGCTGCGAGGCGTGATAGTGCGCCAGCACGTCCGCCGAATCGCGGATTGCGGTCCCGATAGAGTCGCCAGCCAGATCGACGCACGCGGTATCGAGATGCACCCGCAGCCCGGGACGATCGACCTCGCGCACCATCTTCCAGACCTCGAACCAGTGCGTCAGGAAATCCCCGCCATAGATTTCCGGCACCGGTTCCAGCCCGATCACAACGCCATGGGCGGCGTCGGCGAGCGACCGCAGCTTGGCAACCGCCCGGTCCCACGCGACGCCCAGAGGTAGGTTCCCGCGCCTCCGGTTGGCCGGCGCGCCGAACACCATCACGCCGGCACCGAGGGCGTGCGCGACCTCGGCCATCCGGGCGAAATGGTCGCGGAGCAAGAGCATGTCGCCGAATAGTTGCAGATCGGGGCGCTTGTGGAGGATGGCTTGGAGGGAGGATACCGCCAGACCGGCATCCGCAACTTGGTTACGGTACTCGGCCGGCGGGCATGGCAGGCGGGTGGGGGCTACCTCGACGCCCTGGACGCCGAGGCTGGAGAGCAGTTCCAGGGCGGCGGGGGTTTGCTGACATCCTCTCGACCCCTGAAGGGCCGAGGTTCCTAGGCGGCTCACGCTGCCAACTCCAGGATGGTTCCTGCTTCAACGGGCCGCTTAGTGCGGTGCCCCTCCACAGGCTTCAACGCGCAGTCCGCGCGCCGTAGTATGTTGATCGCCGCGTTCGTGTCGGCATTGGCTTCGTGGGCACAAGCGACGCACACAAACCGCGCCTGATCGAGCCGACTGGCGATATCGACCACGCCGCACTCCGAACAAGTCTGGCTGGTGTAGGCCGCTGGCACTTCAATTAGTCTGCCGCCACGATCCGCCAGCTTGTAGCTGAGGAACCGGCTGAACATGCCCCATCCTTGATCGAGGATGGCGCGGTTCAATCCGGCCTTCTGCCGCACCTTTCGGCCGGGTGCCTCTGCTGTGCCTTTCGCAGATGCGGACATGTTCCGCACCTTCAGCGCCTCCACAACGACGATACCGTGGTTCTTGGCAATGTCGGTTGAGACCTTGTGGAGAAAGTCCTTGCGGGCGTTCGCCACCCGCAACTGTATCTTGGCAACGCGACGGATAGCCTTGCGCCGGTTGGACGATCCGCGCCGCTTGCGGCTCAGTACGCGCTGAGCGCGCCGCAGCGACCGCAGCGCCTTCTTGCCGTGGTTGGCGGGTGCAATAGATGTGCCGTCGCTCAGAGCAGCGAACACGGCTATGCCGCGATCTATACCGACCGATGGCAGTTCGCTCGGCGCTAGTTCAGCCGCTTTCTGTTCCCACTGAATAGCGACGTGCCATTGCCCCGCGCAGCGGGAGACCGTCGCGTTGCAGATATCGCCGGGTATTCCATACCACCCACGAAGGCTGATCCAGCCGAGCTTCGGCAGTTTGATCCGGCCAGATGATTTGCCGGTGCGCTCAACTTTGATCGAGATGGGATCGGGAAACCGGAAGCTATCGTTGACGCCCTTCTTGCGGGGCGTCGGCGCCTCGGCACGACCTGCCCACCAATTCATATAGGCGCGATCGAGGTCCTTCAGCGCCTGCTGTAGCGTATGCACCGGGCACGCCTTCAGCCAGCCCACCTCGGCCCGCAGCATGGTGACTTCGCGACATTGGCTGGCGAAGGAGAACTTGCGGCCGGGCCGATACCAGTCGCGGCGCTGCTCCAGGGCGACGTTGTAGACGAACCGGCAGGCGCCAGCGATCTGCGCCATCTGAGCACCTTGCTCTGACGTGGGATACAGCCGGAAAAGATTGGCCTTACGGTCAACCACCCACAATCTCCAATACCCGGTCCGCCGCCATGAAAATCCCGCTGATTTTGCCTGAGAGCACCGATATCACCTTGCCCTGCTGGAAAACACGGCACGCCCTGCCTTCCGATAGTCCGGGCATCTTGGTTTTGTCCGAGATTTGCGGCCCCACGAAGCGGAAGATGTCGTGAAACGTCGGGAAGTGGCGGGCGACCTCATCCTCCATGGCGGCGCGTTTCGCTTCCACGTCCACGACCCCGTCCACCGGCGTGTGCCGCACCGACGCCAGCGTGAAAATATCCGGCTCCTCGGTCGGATAGATCGCGCACAGCGGACCGTAGACCAGCATCACCGCGGGGAATGGCTGATTTGCGTGGTAGCGCAGCAGAATCGCCTGTTCATAGAAGATTTCTATCGGAACCGGGCAGAGATGGCCGTAGGTCGCATCGACCACGCGATCGAACGCCGCGACATCGGCCAGCGACACCGCACGGCCAAATTGCGCGACACCCGCCAGCCGGCGGGTAAAGTGCGCCCGCGCCTTCGCGGTCAGGATCAGCCGTTCACTGACCTGGATGCAGCCTTCGATGCCGGTCAGGAAGTCCGGCGCCGGCACGATGGTGAATGGCAACCCCGCCGCCTTCATGATCGTGCAGTAGGTCCGGAAGTCGAGCAGCGAGTCCCGCTCCGGCACCGCGTACAGGTTGACGGGAATCTCCCTGGTCAAGTGCGGGTAGGCTTGCATGAACCGATAGAAGCCGGCCCATGCCTGGACGCGCGTCTCGTGGTTGCAGGGGTAGTGGAAGCCTTGATGAAGGCGGAACTGGTTGTTGCCGGACGCCTCGTGCAGCAGTTCGTGGTTGCGCTCGAACAGCGTTACGTCGTGATTGTGGTCCAGGAGGATGGTGGCGATGTGCGCGCCGAACCAGCCGCCGCCGATGATGGCGATGCGCATTACCGCCGCCGCCCCCCGCTGTGTTCGAGTAATTTTGCGTAAGCTTCCGGGTTCGACTGCTGCAACTGCGCCAACAGTTGCGCTTGCCGTTCCTCTTTCGCACGCAGCCGCGTCAGCAGGATATCGCGGTTCTGGAACGGCGCCTGCTCGATGTAAGACTCCGGATCGACCACGCCCGCCTTCAGCCCGTTCGTCAGCAGGTTGAGGTGGTCATTCGCGAAGATCGGTGACGTGGTATGGCCATCGACCACCATCCGGCCGTCGTCAGGGATGTCGCCCAGCAGGAACTGCGTCTCGACGGGCTTCTTACGGTCGGTCCAGTAGGCGCGGCCGTCCTTGACCTGCGCGACATGGAACAAAAGATCGGCGGCCGACGCGCACTGTCGCTCGGTGATGAGCGCGCGGTCGCCGATCGGCGCGCCCGCCGTCTTCATCATCGGCGTTGCCTGCACGCCGGAGCGGACGCCGCTCTCGCCGCGGCCCGAAAGCATGTTGTCGAAGCCGCTGATTTGTTCCATTAGTTGAATAATCTTGTCCACCAGCGGCAGCGCCTCGGCGGGGAACTTCGGCGTGAGGTCGTTGACCGACCCGCCCTGCCCGAGATTGAGGAATCCAGCCTGCCGCATGGCGTCGTACTGCTCGTCGGTGATGCCGTCGCCCACGATCGCCAGGAACTTGTCCACCTGCAACCCGAACAGCCGGCGGATGTCGGCGGCGGTCGTGGAGAGGAAGTCCTGCGGCGCGATCAGGTCGTTGATCTCCGACCGCCCCCAGATGCTGCCATGCGTCTGGTTCGGCTGGATCAGCGTGTAGGGGTGCAGCCCGGACTCGATGCCAGAGACCAGCAGGTTGGACCGCTTGTAGCGCGGCGCGATCAGGATATCCGGCTCGATGATCTGGATCGTGGTGTAATCGTTCTCTCCCCACATCCAGAGTTCGTGCATCAGCACACCCAGCGCGGCGTCGGTCGGCCCGATGCCGCCGAATGTCGGGTCCTGGTTGAGTTGCACGATGCCGCCGACCGTGGGCCGCGTCGGCCCGCCGATGCCGGTCTGGATTTGCGAGGTCGAGAGAACCTGGTGGAAGAAACTGTTGTTGATGTCCGACGACGTGCCGGGTGCCGCATGCTGCATGATGCGGTCGAACAACTGCCTTGCGTCCGGCATGTGCCAGATGCGGCGCCAGACCTCGGGCATGGTGAGATAGATCGTCTCGACCATTGCCGCCTGGGCATCGAGGCTCGCCATGCTCGGCTTGTAGACGCCGAACTGCCACGGCATGATGAGGCCGGAGCTATAGACCGGCACGCGGTCCGGGCCTTCCTGCTTGACAGTTTGCTTGAGGATCGCGGCGCCGTATTTCAGCGATTCGAACACGCCCTGGGCGAACAGGATGTCGGTGTTGCTCCGCTCCCATGACCGCGCCACCAGCCGCGACGCCACCATGCCGCGTTGTAGGATTTGGTCGTCGTACTCGTTCTCGAAATCCATCGCGAAGCGGATTTCGGTGGGGGAGAACAGCAGCGAGGACAGCCGGTCAACCATCCGGTACAACAGGTTGAGCATCGACCGGGCGCCGTCCGACCGGCCGGTCTCGATGACTTGGTTGAGCGCGCGGTAGTAGGCGGCGCGCGCTGCCGAGTCGGAGCGGCAGGTTTCGATGATCTTGAGGGCTTCCCGGACAAGTTGGCGGTTGTCGGCGGGGAGTTCTACGAACGCCTCGGGCCGCGCCGCCATGGACTTGCGGCGGGATTCGAAGGGGATGATCTCGGCGGTGGTGGTGCTCATGTGGTCATGCCCCAGCGCCCGTTGACCGTGGTGCCGTTATATTCGACGAACGGCGACGCCTTTCGAGCTTCCAGCAGTTTCACGTCGGGCTGTCCCGTGCAAACCGGACAGTAGCGCGGCGCCACCCCGATCGTCGTAGTGTAGTGCCCGCACGTCCATTGGACCGATGTGCACAGCACCGTCTGTTTCATGCCAGACAGGGAGTCTGAATCGGTGGCGCTCATCCGATGAACCGAACTTCTATGCGCCGCGCCGGCACCACGATCTGTGCCAGTTCACCAACGGGCGTGTTTGCTGGCGTCAGACCAAGCATGGTCCAGTGACTGTCGAACGCAACGGCCGGCGCTCCAAAGGACGGGGGCCACATCGGTAGAATACGGCGCAATTCTGCCTCTTGCGCGACGACCAAATCACGGCACGCATGGGCGCAGAAAGTATCGATATCGCTCACCGCACCCTCACCCGATACCCCGGCTGCTGGGTCTCCAGCGCCGGCACCGACGAAATCTTCGTCCCGACATGCCTTGGATCGGCCGTGTTCTGCACATGCGCCTCTCTGACCGCCTTCTGGGTCCGCGCCCCCATGTTCGGGAACGGGCCGGAAGAGACCGGTCCCGAGTAGCCTACACCCTGCCCGCCCTGAAAGCCAAAATATCCTGGGGGGGCGCTTTCCATCAGCCGGGAGATGTCGTTGTTGACCGGGACATCAGAGGTGTCGCCGGGGCGGAGGCCGTCCTTCATGTCGCCGAGCTTCATGACCGCGGCGTCCTGAGCGTCGAGACCGAACTGCTCCTGCGCCATCTGGGCGCGAAACTCGGCGCCGGCTTCCATGTCGCGGTGCAACGTGTCCACGACCCCTCGGATGGACTTGCCGATGTGGGGGAGGGTGAGCGCCGGGGTGGGTTCCTCGCCCTCACTATCCCAGCCGCATTTTGGACAGTAGCGTGGCACCGGGTCGGCTTCCAGGTTCGGATGCGCAAGGTGGGTGAACTGGTGCGGCATCCGGAGGATGGGGTTGTGGTGCGCTGGGTTGCCTTCGCAGGCGAATGTGTAGGCTTTGGTCATAGGGGACTCCGCGGGAAACCGCTGCCTTCAGGCAGCGGAGGGATAGCGGGGCGAGCAACGCTCGCCACACTTGCTATATATCTGACGGGTGTATAAGATGCGGCATGTCCACCGAACCGCGATACAGAACCAGTGCAGGGGCGGTTTTCAGCCTGAAGTATCACCTTGTCTGGTGCCCGAAATATCGGCGCAAGGTGCTGGTCGCTCCGGTTGACTCCCGCCTCAAGGAACTGATCGTCGAGACAGCCGAAGAACACGGCATGACCGTCCACTCGATGGAAGTGATGCCCGACCACGTGCATCTGTTCGTCGAGGCGGACCCGACCTTGTGCGTGGCCGAGATCGTCAACCGGATCAAAGGCCGTTCCAGCCGTATTCTCCGCCAGGAGTTCGCTTCGCTGCGGTCCCGCCTTCCAACGCTTTGGAGCCGCAGCTATTACGCCGGTTCGGTTGGCGCCATGTCCGAGTCTGTCGTACGCCGCTACATCGAAGCGCAGAAGGGCGCCTGACCGATGAAGCTCGTCGCCTCCGTTCGTCTGCTTCCGACACCAGAACAAGCCGGTCTTTTGCGTGCCACGCTTGAACGGTGCAACGCCGCTTGCGATTGGCTGGCGCGGCTTGGCGCGGACACGAAGACTACGCGGCAATACGATCTGCACAAGATCGGTTACGCCGAGATGCGCGCCCGCTTTGGTCTCGCCGCGCAGGTTGCCGCGCGGTGCATCGGAAAGGTCGCCGACGCGTTCAAGGTTGGCGATAAAGACGAGCCCCGCGAGTTCCGGCGCCACGCCGCACAGCCTTACGACGAACGCATTTTTCGGTTCCTGCCTGGACAAGATGCGGTCTCGATCTGGACGATCGCCGGGCGCCAACACATTCCGTTCGTCTGCGCCGACGCCCACCGCGAATTGCTGGCGAGCGCCAAGGGACAGGTCGATCTGATGTTCGTCCGCGGCAAGTGGATGCTCGCAGCGACTTGCGACGTTGAGGAAGCCCCGGTCTACGTTCCGACCGATGTTCGAGGCATCGACCTCGGCGTCGTCAACCTCGCCGTACACGATTTGGGCCGCACGTTTACCGGCGCGCAAATCGACAACGTGCGGCGTCGCCAACACTCTCGCCGCCGCGCCTTGCAGAAGGTCGGCACTCGTTCCGCGAAGCGCGCGCTCAGGCGCGCTTCCGGCAAGCAGGCGCGCTTCCAGCACCACACCAACCACGTCCTGAGCAAAGCGATCGTTCTCGACGCCGAACGCGGCCGATGTGCGGTAGCCCTCGAAGACCTCGAAGGCATTCACGATCGGGTCCAGGCCAACAGGCGCCAGCGGAGACGATTGCATAACTGGGGCTTCCATGAACTGCGCTGCCTGATCGAGTACAAGGCGCGGCTGAGGGGAGTTCCAGTCGATCTTGTCGATCCACGCAACACGAGCCGGGAGTGTTCGTGCTGCGGCCTGATCGACAAGCGGAACCGGCCGAGCCGGGATAAATTCGAGTGCATCGGCTGCGGCGTTGCTGCGCCAGCCGACCACAACGCGGCGGTCAACATCCGGCAACGGGCGCTGACCGCCAGGGGCATTGTAGTGCCGCCCCAGGTGGCGATCCGGCTTTCCGGTCGTGTCAGCCACGAAGAAAGCTGTCTGCTTTAGCTGACAGTGCATTACCTCGCACTCCCCCAACTATTCCGCCGCGCCGCCTGCAACGCCCGCCGCCGGGCCGTCTGCTGCCCGTTCAGGAACGTCTGAAACAGGTTATCACGAAACATCTGGTGCTGGTCGATGATCGACAGCCTCCGCCGGGCCGTCTCGTACTCGCGGGTGCGCTTGGCGGTGATGAGGCCGCGCCGGGCGCGCTCGTCCCAACACCGCACACCCAGTGCCAGCGAGAATACGCGATCATCCTTGGCCGATCCCTGCGCCTCGATGGAGTCGCCGTCGCGGGTGATCGTGCGGCATTCCTCCAGCGTCTCCTGCGACCGGATGCGCAGCATGCCGTTGTTGGTGAAGTCGCGGAGGCGCTCGAAGATGGCGACCTTCAGTTGCTGCGTGGTTTTCCACATGGCCGCGTGGCCAGGGGTCATGCTGTCCGAGCGGGTGTAGAAATAGTTGCGCACGTTCTGCTGGATGCGCGCCAACCCGCGCTCCTCACCGGCCTTGCCGAAATACCCGAACCTGAGTTGCTGGCGCAATGACACGAGTTCCCGCCACGTCGCCTCGCCCGGCCCGTTGATCTCGATGATCCGGTACACCTCGGATTTGTCGCCGGCATACCAGCCCTCCAGCGAGGCGATCACCCAAGCGAACTGCCGCGAGTCGATCAGCGGCCATGCGTACTCCGCCACCTGGTCGATGCCGTCCGCGAAGCAGCGGAGCACCTGGACGGCGGAGCGGTCGTTGTATTCGCTGTGGCCGAAGGCCACGTCCGCAGCGACGACGTAGACGGATTCCTCGACGGGTTCTTCCCAGACTTTTAGCTGAACACTTTTCTGATTCGGTGCCGGGAAGACACGGAAGTCGGTGAACTCGGTGCCGGTGACATAGCTGTAGGTTTTGTATTTTCTGCTGACATTAGTGTGCGCCTGCTTCCCGAGAGATTCGCTGTCAAAGAAGACCGCGCCGGTCATCTGCCATGCGTCTTCTTCGGTCCATGGCTGATTTTCGAGTCTGCCTGCATCGCCCGTGAAGTCCGGCTCCGCATCGCCGTCCACATCGGCAGTCGGGTTCATCTCGCGCCTGATCCACGCGAGTTGTTCGGGCGTGATGTCGTGACCGTATTGGGCCTTGACCTGCCGAATCTTTACGATTTCCTCGCGGGTGCAAGGGAAAAGGCCGTATTTAGCGAAGTCGGGGTCGTCTCGGTCGATCTTCTGCGAGGGGTGGCTCCACCAGCCCGCAAACAAGGTAATACACCTGTGGTCTTTTTTCCCTTCTTCGTACACCTCGTGCCAGTACCCATAGCCTTTAGCGGTCGATTCATCAATGAAAAGGCGGTTCGGGTTCGTGCGAGCGAGCGAATGTCGGTATCCTTCCAGCCCAGCGGTGTTGCCATAACTGCAAAGCTCGGAACGGTGGGCAAACGCAATAGCAGACGAACTACCGAGCGCCTTACCACCCTTGGACTCCTTCACACCAACTGATAGCAGATTGATGCGCGATCGGTTCTCTAGGGATAGGCTGTATCTATTATCTCGCGCCTTCCGGGGAAACTTGAAACTCTCCGGCATACGCTCCAGCATATCAATAAGCTCCTGGCGGGCCTCATCGAGATGTTGCGCGGTGTCGAAGAGGAGTGAGCCGGTCATTTCAAAAACACCCAGCCAGAATAGCCCGAGTGCGCGTATAATAGTAGATGATCCTAACTGCCTAGACTTAAGTATTTTGAAGTCATGAATGTCTCGCCCAAGTCCCTCGAAGATAGTTTCAATAATCATAACCTGGGCGCCGTACAAGTTCTCACGGCTGAGCGTTATCCATCCAAGCTCCTTGCTCTTAACCCAAGTATGGGACAGAAACTCGTAGAAGGTCTCCTTCATCCGCTCCGCGTACTCGGGGGACCAGCGTTCGTTAGCCATTTACGGCCCCCGCCAATGCTCGCTCAACCGACCACCCGTACACGTTAACGCGCTGCACCACAGTCCCATAGCGAACGCCAGCAGCGCGCGCCGCTTGTGCCAGCGTCATCCTCTGGCCCCGATATTCGACGATGCGGTTGGTCCGACGGTTATTGGCTTGCACTTGCCTGTCTGCCCAGATGCAGTTGTCAGGTGTATATCCCCTCTCGTTATCTTGCCGCTCGATGGTCGAGTCCGCCGTTGGCTTGCGCCCCATATTGACGAGAAAGCGATCATATCCGCTGGGTCCGAGCCATTCCTCGCAAACGGAGATGCCGCGCGCTCCGTAGTCCGGGTATGACGGGTTCGCGGGGTTGGTGCAGCGCTGAATGATTTTCCGATAGGTATCGTATTCTGGCGAACCGATGTCTCCGTGTTTGGTGTTTGCTGCCTGGGTTTGCTCGACCATAAAGCAACCGCAACTTTGCGTGTGGCCGGATTTGAGATTGGTGGCAAGAACCACAGTCTCCCGTCCGCACTCACACTCACAGCGCCACATCCCGTGGCCGTTGGCAGATGAGCCGACATCCTCGGCCACCCGCAACCGACCGAAGGTCTGGTGCAACAGATTTGCTTTCACCGCCTCCCCCCACCAAACCCGAACCCCCCAGCCTGGGCCTGCTGGTTAGCCTCCAATTCCGCCAGCGCGATTTCGGATTTCGTTTTGACTATGGACCAGAAGCTCGCCTCATTCGCCGCCTCGTCGATCATCAGCGTCGCCCACACCTTGCCGCCCGGGTCCACGATGACGAACGCGCCCGCGAACCCGTTGTCGCGGTTCGTGTCGATCTTGCCCGCCATCGCGCGGAACGGGGCGGCGTGGTCGGGGGTGGGGAGGTCGCTCATGCGACGCTCGCCGGCACTTCGCAGAGATCGGGCGACGTGAGGGCAGCCTCCTTGCTCGGATAGATCAGCGTCTCCCCGCCCCGCATCACCTGATACGCCTCTGCCCCGAACGGGTGACGCCGCGGCCCTGCCACCAGTTGCTGCAACTCCGCAGCCGACTTAGGCCGCGCGGCGTCCTTGGAGAGCGCGAGCCACGCTTCATCCTTCCACTGGCCGGCGACGACGTAGGGGGGGAGATCAGTGGCATTGGGTCGGAACGGCCGATCGCACTTGCCGCAGGTGAACTCGGTAAGCACGATCTCGTGCTCGGTGATGTCGCCGCAATGCGGGCACTCAACCAGCGTGGTCTCGCTCATAACCCATTCACCTTCAAAAACTCCCGGCAAACCCCCGGCTCCGCGTGCGTGATCCAGTCGATCCCGTTCGGATATACCACCCTCATGTTCCGGGCGGTAATCTGCCTGAGATCGTTCCGCAACCCCCTGAGCGGCAGGGTGAATAGGTCCTCCCGCACCAGCCGCTCCAGCTTGACCTCCGGCCAGTCGTCTGGCTTCAGGCTCTGCCAGTCGTAGCGCCGGATCAGGTCGGCCTCGCGGATGAACGGCACGGCGATGAACATCAGGGCCGTCTCGATGAACTGGTGCGGGTAGGCCATCGGCGCGGCCACCTTAACCCCCGAACGGGCCATCCTGTCCAGCGTGGGCGCCGCTGGCCGGGCGAGCAACAAGTCGGTCTCGACGTGCACCACCCAGTCATAGCCACCCTCCACGGCCCGTTGCAGGCCCGCGCAGAAGGCCCGCCCCCAGCCGTCGCGGCCCGTCTTGGTCAGGTGGCCGATGTTGTCACCGAGTTGCAGAACCTGGGCACGTCCGGTGTCGGGGAGGTCGGGCGAGGCGCTGTCTACCACCAGGATGTCGGCGTCAGGGTTCAATCGGGTTACGAGGTCGAGCCATTGCCCGAACAGGTAGCGGGCGGGCTGACCTTCACAATACGATGTACCAAAAATGAGAACCCTCATACGAGCTGTCCCCACCCATGCCCCCGCAGGAACGCCTCATACTCCCTCCGGTCGGCGTGCGTCAGCCAGTCCAGGCGCCCGCACTCCTCATGGGATACCCGGCTATCGTTCATCCGGGTGCCGCGATAGCCGAGCATGTGGACCGCGCCATCCGTCAGGTCCATCAGCTTGCGTTCCGGGCACGGATGGCCGTCGCACACCGGACGGGCGGCGCGCCAGTCGTACCGCTCCACGAACCGTGACTCCCGCAGCCACGCCACATCGGCGAAGAACAGGTCGCTCTCGCGAAACCCGCGCGCCGGCGTGAGGGTCTGAGCGAAGTGCTTGCCGGCCGCGCGCATCGCGGCGATCGGCTCGGCAACCGAACGGGCGAACAGAAGGTCAGTCTCGATGAAGGCGACCGAGTCGTAATCCTGGGCAATGGCTTGCTCGATCCCGGCGCACATGCCCCGCCCCCAGCCGTCGCCGGGCAGTTCGCCGGGCTTCTCCGCAAGGTGGCCGATGTTGTCAGGAAAGCGATGGACGATCACGTCGTCGGTCACATCGGGCAGCATCGGAGAGGCCGCGTCGAACACCACGATGTCATTGTCGGGGTTGAGGCGGCGTGTGAGGCGCGCCCAGTGTTGGACGAGCCAAGCACGTTCGGGGGTGGCGCAAAAACAGCCGCCATAGATCAGCGTCCTCTCAGGCATTTTTAACATTTATCACTCCTCCGACAGATAGCGGTGTGGGTAGAATTTTTTTACGTCCGCCGTCAGCGCCTTGCCGACGGACCATGCGTTCATCGTGGCGTCGGCAACGGCCGGCGGGACACCGCTGTAGATGCTGGTCTTGCCGGTGTCTTGCCACTGGACGTGTAGTTCCTTTGTCTCGGCGTCGTAACCTATGCGCCCGACATGACTCGAATAGACGTCACGCATCACTGGTGGCATCCTGCGCCTCCCACCCCCTCACCCAGGCCGCCTGCGCGTCCGGCGAGGCGAACAGCGGCTCGAACCACATGCCGATGCTGCCGCACGCTTCTTCATCGGCCCGCATCTCAGCCATCGTGTGGTGGCGGATTTCGGGCGGGTCTCCCGGAGGATGCTTGCTCGTGGGATGCAAGCAGCCGGCCGCCAACACTCGTCCGTCATCCTGCCGGCCGGCGTGCCGGCAGTTCCGACAGTCCCGCCACGACCTATCCTTCATCTTCCACCTCCCCTTCGATCGTCACCCCGTCGAATGCGCTCGGCGGGCGTGTCTCGCGGATCATGGTGCGCAGTTCGCCATCCTCGAAAGCCGCCAGGGCTTCCTGCCCGGCCGGGGTGCGGCGGTAGTATTGCCCGGAGAGGTGGCGCGCGTAGCCTTTGGCGGTCAGGCCCTTGGCGATGTCCTCCCAATCGCCGAGGGCGAGGAAGTCGCCGGCGGCCATGACTTCCAGGCAGGTGGCTTCCTTGTCACTCAACATAGATATCCGGGAGTTTCCCGTCCTCTGCGCGAGGCCACAGAACGATGTCGCCGTTGCCGCGCACGGCGTAGAGGCATGGATGGCCGCGAATCAGGTCGTCGGCGCCTTCCTTCGTGAACCCGTCGATCATCGTTTCGTCCACCCGGATCAGCCGATGGAGAACGCGAAGTCTGGCCTTCTCAGCCTCGGCAACCAGCCTATGTAGCCGCTGCACGTCGCCCAGGACTTGCTTGACGGTCGGTTCGTCAAGCCCGGGCGCGGACGGCGCC